TGGAGATATTTTAAGAATAGGAACCTCAGGCTTATTCTTATCAATAATCCAAATATCACTATGGATGTACCAAAGAGTATTGTCCAGATCAAAAAATGCGATTTCTCTTCCCATAATTATGTTGTTGTTGATATATCTGGTTCTGCAATTGTGGCATCACCATCTAACACATGTATTGGTATATTTTTCACCCCTTTAAAATCCACAAATGCAATTCTATCACCATCTTTATAATCAATCTTATCAACCACATCACCAACCTTTGGTAATTTATCTTTGGTAATTGTGAATCCTTCAGTTAAAGAGTTTTCACTAAATTGATGATATGTTTTTAAAGTTTTAATTTTTAATTGAGGTTTTACTTATATATATAAATTTCAAAGTAAAAAAATCCAGCATTCGCTGGATTTTTTTACCTGAATTTATTAATACCCCTCATCATTGAATCAACATTGGGAAGTTTTTTTGCATAATCTGGAAGACTTGGTGTATGACCACCCCCAGCTTGCTTAGATTCATTTTCTCGTTGTTCATTTTCACGTTTAACCTTATCCTGAAGTCTTTTTATATATTCTTCCCATTCCCACCATTTCATTTGGTCAATAAATTGTGGTGGTGTATTTTTCATATCCCAAAATGCCCATTTATTATCTAAAATATCATCAACAGACATTTGGAACAATGAAAATAATTGTCTTTCCAATTTACTCAACACATCGTCAGAAATAACATCACTCGAAATACTCAGAGAGAACTTCTTTGGGGATAAATAGACTTGATGCGCCATCGGGAAACGACATATTCGTGCGGACCTCCAAGCCACACGATGGACATATTGTTTTTAATTCCTGAATACCAAATACCATTAGATTAGCAGCAGCATTTAAGACTTGAAAAGTTTTCATATCCATACGCTTAAATTCTTGTTCCTTTGCTTTAATACCTTCATCTGTAATTTTGCTTCTATCATGAAGTAAAAATGAAGATATTTTTAAAAATGAAACATTAGGCTTCATTTCAGCAAGAACTTTCGATTTCATATCACTAAAAAATGTTTCCTGAATACCTACCGTTGGTGGGGCCATTTTATATTCAACTTCATCAACACGTATTGCATAAACTCTTTCGGTTTTATCGAAATATTTATTTAATTTTTCTGGCATTGAATAATTGACAAATGTTTTTCTTGCAGTCGAGCTTGCAGTCGCCCTAAATTCAATTTTGAATTCGTGATGACAATGCTCACAAGTAACTTCTTTTGAAAGATTTTTCCCACCTGGAAAAGTTAATTCACGAATCATAAAAACCAAGAATAGCCTATCCCCATCCCTTAAATCCTTATATGAACCGATAGTTCCATTTGAGTGAATATATCTAACACACGAACTAAGGATTTCATTCATTTTTTCGGCTATATCTAAATAGTTATTATCATCAACTACCGAATATGCTTGTACTTCCTGTACTTTTGCTGAACGAATACTTATCTTAGTACCAAGCTTATAAAATGCCCCACATGGTAATATATCTAAAGGTACAACCACAAATTCATTTGATGGTACATTGTTATTTAAAAATCCAAGCGCATCTGATGGTGGAACAGGTGCCATATTATCAGCACCATTCTCCAAAAAATTTTGCGAAAGATAATTTAAAGATTCTTCTTCTTTCTTTTTTTTATAGTTATCAGCCATAATTCTTATTATTTTTGAAATATATATTAAAAGAAACTCGTCCCCCGAAAATTATATATACAGATAAACCTCAATGATGAAAAAAAAACATACGAAACCACAGAAGGAATGCTTATTGGATGAATATTGTCCAATATACTTAGCATATCTTGGGAAGTATGAAAAAGAATTAAAATTTTGTAAAAATGCCAATGAACATTATTGTACAAAGTACAGATTGATTGCACCAGATTCTTGGATTAATATGGTAAAAATTGAAAGATTAGATGTGCTGAAAGATTTGAAAATTATTGAATTTATAGAAAATATTAAGGATAAAAAAGATCGGGATGCAAATTAATATATAGAAAAAACAAGTAGCAAACATGAGACCAAAAGATTTTGATCAATTTTTATTAGAATACTCGTCAAATAATGATATAGTATTTAGTTCTACGTTTACAACAAGAATAAAAGAAGATGATGTTGATGTAGAAAACATCGAAGCTGTGGTACTTCATGATGATTATAATATAAATACAACCATAAGCCCAGCTACAGTTGTTTGGTCGCTTGATCCTGACATGAATGAACAAGGCATAAGCTCAATGGGGCTAATGATAAAATCCGTAACAGCATCAATTGAATGGTCATTTGATGATGGGGAAGGTAACACAGATGAGGGAGTGATTGAATTTAATAAAAAATCAATCGATAGTGACTGGCAAATTATTAGCGAAGTTAACTTTGAACCAGATGGCGGAGTTTACCCAACTCATGTTGAAATAGATTTTAAAACAAATAAAGTAACAGTTTCATAAATCAAATCTGTGTGTTGCCATTTTTATATTGTCTATTTCAATAGGCTGCTCAAAATCCATTGGATGCTCTTCTGGATCGAAATATGTAAAAAATCTTGGATTTAAATTTAGAGCATCATTATCAAACTCAGAATCCAACTCTATTATCGCTTTCAGACTTTCTTCATCTATACGATCAAAAATTCTACGAACATTTTTCCAAGATGTATCAATGCACAATCCAGCATGAATTGAATTTTCGCAAAGTTCATTAAAACAATGATAAGAAACCCATTTATCAACCAATAAAGATTTCATATAAGCATCTAATCTCCTTGTTTTAGTTGCATTCCTAAACACTTCTTGCATATCAATTTTTGTGATACTTTTATTTTCAAATAACGAAAATTTTGTGATCATTGAAGTCGATTAATTTTTCTTGTAAGCCCTGAAATAATCAACATAAATACTCATAGGAAAATCTGAAGGAATGGGGTCTGGCTCTGAATATGTGGCACTATTATTAATTAAATTTAGCATTTGCCTATCTGGAATGTTCTTATCTAATACATAGACAACAAGATTATCAATATACCACACAACTTTCTTCTGAGTCCATTCACAAGCATAAATATGGTAATCGTTGGATAAAAAATCCTTTTTTGGAAATTTTAAACGCCTTCCCTTTTGTTCATTTTTACATTGCGCCCATAAAGCATCAATAAAATCTTGTTTTTGCTGCGACCATTCAGGCTGTTGCAAAAAATGAACAGTGTCATCAACATCAGTGCCAGCATATCCATAAGCAGCGAATATTTGATTATAAATCTCTTGAATTTTATCAGCATTGTCCCAAGAATTTCTCCAATGTAGTGTCATAGTAATATATGAACTGTCATCACCCATCAATTCAAAAACATCAATTTCTGGGGGCCATGTATCGGTTCCACTTAACCAAAAAGCATTCCAGTACTTTGCCCCACGTGGGGCAACCTTAATTTTAGTTTCAAAATATCCATATTTAGTATTGAAAAAATTCCAAGTATAAAGCCCACCAGTTTTTGCTTTAGGTTCCCCCTGAACATCATTCAAATCACTTGTTAAAATAGCTGAACTGCCTGACTGAGTGACTTGAGATTGCTTAAATATTACCATATCCCTTGTGCACCCCCATTGCTCACATGACTTCCACGTATTCCAATTAATGGGCTGATCAAAATCATCAGCAAATGCTACGGTATACCCGTTTTTTTCAAGAGAATTAACTCGTGCTCTACTAAAATAGTTTGTCAAATATGCTTTATAATAAAATCTAATGTAATACCAACCATTTGTTAACCACGTTTTAAAACTCATGTCTTTACACATAACGCTAAATTGTTTTTTGTATATATAAAATTTTTTTTATTCGTAAATAGTTTATATATTTGTAGCCTAAAAACCTCAAGATATGGTAATCAACAAAACAGAACGTTATATTGGTAATGACAAGTACATTATTGCTGATCATAAAGAAGTTGCAGTTTATTTAACCAAATTTATTGAAAATATTATTCGTGATACTTGCGAAATGTCCGATTCATTCAATGATTTTATTAGAAATTATACTGTCAACGTAAATTATAATGGTTCAAATTCTTATTTTATTAGATTTGAATCGAGGTTAGATTCAAGGGATAGTATGGGAATGCACACTGGTTCAAGAGTGGTTAATTTTTGTGAATTAACAATAACATTCTATAAAGGTTATACCGAATTTAAATATTCACCATTAAACTGTTCATCCGCATCATTATTTCAAATATTTAATTCGCTATTTACATTTCTAAAGGATATGAAAAAACCAGTCATCAAAGATAACTGGCTTGGAGCTTATCTTTTTGTAAAAACAAGCACTGGGGATGTACGAAATTTCTGCTATCCAAATTCAGAACTCGATGAATTACTGGATTTCATAACAATTAAAAATTATAATAGATTTTACCAAATAAAAAGATTCGATCTTTAATCGATTCCCATTATTTCTTTAAAAGCTTCTTTAAAATTCTCTTTTGACATGGCACCCAGTGCTAACTGAGGATCACCATCAATTGGAATAAATAATAAAGTTGGAATGCTGCGAATATTGAACATCATAGACAATTCTTGTTCAGCCTCAGTATCAATTTTGTAAAAATCAATCTTTCCATCATACTCAATTGCAAGCTCTTCAAGAATTGGAGCAATCGCCTTGCAAGGCTCACACCAATCAGCATAAAAATCCAGCACACAAGGCAATTTTCCTTCAAATTTCCAAGCATCCTTATTTTCTTCAAAATTAAATACTTTAGTCTTGAAGGTTTCCATAGTTAAATGTTCCATAATTTTTCTATTTTTTTTAGTTTAAATATTCGTTCTTTTCTTAAATTCTTTTTAATAATTACACAGAATCTTGTGTGTGAATAAACAAATCTATCATTTATTTTATCATAAACCTTTAAATTGTTTTGTTTTATAGGAATCTTCAATATTACATTTATTGAATTTTCGGTTGGATAATCATTACCAAGACCAACCACAATCGTTTTTTCTGGCATACTTTGTATTGACCCACGTGTATGACAAACTGCACCCAGCCCATTAACACTAACACCATTGGAATCAATAGCATATGACCCATCATAGATTTGGACAATATCTCCAATATCTAATCTAACACCATTCATATCATTGTATTTCATTTATCCTTTTCAATTTACATAGTCTGATAATTTTTGAAAATTTATCTTTTATGATTTCCTGTAAATATGTAATATAATCAGATAATCCCAAATCTATATTTTCCATTTGGCTCAATGAGGATAAATGATTTATAATATTAATGTTAAAAATTATTTCTTCATGTTTTTCCAATTTTTCAAGCCAGACATTCAAAATAACAGCATATGCTTGAACAATAATCAAAGCCTCGGCATTATAACTATCAAACCCTTCTTCCAATCGCTTTTCATAATCAGTTTTATAAGGAATAGGTTCAGTCGGATCAATCATTTCATTCAATCATTTTTTATTGATATCCAAAAATTAATAAAAAGTTTTAGAAATTTATATATATATGGTATGAGATTTATTAAAACATTCGAGGATTCTAAGAATTTTCATTCATTTGAAGAAGAAGATGAACAAACTAAGATAAAAAATCACATTTTTGAATTTATTAAACAAGTACTTGAAAAAAAAATTGGTAATATTAGGGTAGATGAAAGTGAAGAGTCTTCACAACGTGCTACAACAGTAATACAAAAATATTATGCTGATTTTGTACATTTCAGACAAGACCGTTTCCTACCAAATGTGCATGATTTTAAAAATAGTGGGGCGTTTGATATAGTTTGCGGTGTAATAATTAAATTCCATTTGAAAGGTGATAAGTTTCCTGAAACGTTAGTTGATGTTTCCATTAACTCATCCAACGACTCAAGATACAAAGACTCTATTAGAGGAATATTTAATTTCCTAAACAATTTTAAAAAGATACAAGATGATCCAACTAATTATTTTGTATTACAGAAAAATCTACAAGATGATATACATGAATTCTTTTTCTATATACATGTAACGGATGATGTACTGAAAATAATAAATATCAAAAACTACAACGTATATAACTCAACTAATCGGTTTGACCTTTAAATATTTCCCGTAATTGCTTCAACTTTGGCAATCTTTTCTTTCTATTTATTAATATCTGGAAATGTGGCGGAATCTCGTCTCCATGCAGTGTAAAAAATCTAAGCCTTATTCTTACATTGTTTTGATTATCAAGCCCAAAATAAATAGAATATAACTTAATTACCCCATTATTTATGTAAGTTGGAAATTTATCTGTTAAATCAATAGGGTCATTGAAATCCATCTTAAATTCTATATCCCCAACAGATCGTGAAATTAATTTACCAGAACCAACATTTACTGTTAGCCTTGGCGAATCAATAACATAAACATATGAATTTTTAAATTCTGTCAATCCATTCAGCGCATGCTCAAAAGGTTTTAATTCTGGGCCACACAACCTTCTCAAATTTGATGACGGGGGAAATATACTATATAAATTTTGTGGAACAATTACTCCCATTCCATTTCCAGAATATCCTAAAGCCGCAGAATCATCATCAACAAAGAATGAATCTTTGTTCTGAATAATAAATTCCATTAAATTCATAATCAATCTCCTTCATTGTATTGTATTATAGTCATAAAACAAAAAAAGGATGTTTATATAACAAAAAAAAAAGATGCAATTTCTCACATCTTTTTATAACTATCTGTAAATCAAGTAGTTTTAGTAATACATATCTTCCCAGTAATCCACCGCAAAGTGGGCATCGAGTGACATAACTTCTGTCGCCTGGCCCCAGTCAAGTGTTTCCATTCCTGAGAATTGTTTTAACATTGCATTGTGCAATGTGACACGTCTTATAACTTTACCTTCTTTATCATGTTGATGAACGATGATATCGCCAACGAGATTTTTCTTATAATGAACTGTACCAGTTTCATTATTCCAAGCAAGGTCATACCAGTCTTTAATAATCTTAAAGCAGAACATTTGATAATTATCATTCTGATTAAGGTTAAATTTGATTGTATAATCATCAATACTCGTACTGTCAGGAAATAACAAGAATATACGGGTTGAGTATTTAAACCTCTGTTGGGTAGTAGGTAAAGGTGGATATGTTGGCATTTGCGCATTCACTGTATTTTCCAAAAGTAAGTGTGTTGCATTTGGATGAAGTGACTGTAATACTGGTGGCAGAATTATAGTTACTTCGAAAAGATTCGGGTGAATAGGTTCCCAATCTTCTTTATGTGAATCGATAAGTGTAAAGTGTGCTAATGGCATGTTTTTAGATTATTTTTTGTCTTATATATTAATATTTTCTTTGTCCATCAAAACATTTATAAAACCTCACCCACCAATTGCGGTAGGTGAGGCTTTACGATTTATTGTTGTTTAAATCCTTGAGATTTAATTTCACCCTTCTTCATAATTGTGATGCTGTTAACGATGAATCCCATACCCTTGATAATTTCAACATAAGTGTCGAGGATTCCCATCTGGAGATCGATAACATAATTGGTGTTATTCGATTCATCACAAATATTGTAGAAATCGTAGAATGCATTGGAGTCTAACATATCCTTACAAATTTTATCTGCACGGTACTTGATTTCTCCACGGATTTCAGCGGTATTGAACTGCCATTGATACTTGAGCAACATATCATAAAGACGGTTTTCAAGTTCAATCAAAACTTCTCTTGAGTGCATAAAGCTGAGTGAACTGTATGGGAATATTTGAGCTGAAGATTCATCCAAGATACAGTATCCATTATTAACCCTGTATACAATTGGGTTTGCACCCATTTGATGAAGATTTGTAAGATCATCTGCGGTGAAGTCCATTTCAGTTTTGGTAATTCCATTGATTCTACCGTTGGTAATACCAGCAGATATTGTCCATGGAACCAATCCAGCTACGTTTGAAGTGAACTTATTCATATAAGTTGATGCTGCATAAGCTGCTGGTGGTACATTCTTAGGAATACCATTGTCGTAGATTCTAACGTATGGGAAGAAATACCCAACACAGCTTCTACCATCAATATCACCATGTTTCTGAGCAAATTGATATAAATAATCTGGGTTCTTTGATTCGTCAGCACCAGCTTTAACGAATGCGGTGTTCAATGATCCGTCATCATTAACAAATGATGGGTTGGATGAATTCTTGAAATCTTTTGCACTTGGCATGTTAAGGAATCCAAGGGCATTGAGTTTCAATCCGCAAAGGTCAGCAAGCTGTTGTTTTGAACCGTAGCCATCAATTGGCTCAATACCAAGTCCAAATGAATCGATAAGATATCTCCAAGAGATTTTATTTTTATCTGCTAATGCTTTAGCCAAGTTTGTATCCTTAGAAATAACATTAAGAATAGAATTTTGACGAGCATCTGTGCCGTTTGGCATTGAGTCTGCGTTAACAACGAATGGAGTCAACACCATACCCTGATATTCATCCACATAAACATCGATTGATGGGTATGTAAGTGCTTGCCAGTTAACAGTACCTGATGATTGACCTGACAATTCGGTACCGCCAGAAAGATTGACATCCATAATTTTGATTGGAGCATCAGTGTAAAGAATTTTCAATGTTGTATCATTGACATCATTCTTAACATTGATAATTCTGGTAAGTTTCCTTGGAACAGAGCCTTCGAGGTATCCAGCACCATCGGGGGCAGTCCAATTTGGCACATCATAATATGCGGCTAAGAAACCACCTCTGGTAAGTTCTGAATAGCGTTCCTTATTAACATAAATCTGTTGGCAAGTTGTTAAATCATCACCGACCCATCTCGAAATATCAACTGATTGTTCCCAATTAGATTTGGTTGAATAAATAATCATTTGACTTAAATAACTATTTTCCCAACCAACCAATAATCTTGGGGTATATCCATCAACATCAACAAACGAAACGTTTAGAATATTTGATTGATCAAGGTACATATCCAAATATAGTTTATCTGACTGTCCAGAGTTATTCTGGTAGTAGAAATAATCCATAGTATTAATGATACCGTTGAAATAATCTTTGTAAAATTGTGAATAGGTTGCTGCAATACCAATTTTTGCTGCGGTATATGATGCATCCCCCAATTCCCCATATAAAGTTTTAAATCCATAATTATCACCCTGCTGAAGGACAAATTCATCGTCAATATAATATAGCATGAATTTACCAACGGTGTAACATAATTGCGGAGTCTCGCAATAAATTTTAATAGCAGCATTTGTTGTTGATCCATTGTGTACAGGAACATAATTAATAACTGGAATTTTAACCCCAGAACTAAAAGATGGCGTACCACCAGTAGTGATCAACACACTTTGAGTGCTAATATTATCGTGAATTTCATTAAATGCATGAAGCATTCTCAGCTTATCATAATCATTATATACTGCTGTACTTCCAGATGTACCATTAAATGTGATGTATAAATAATCACCGATAGAATCTGTTGCAGTTGTTATTGATGTGGTGTAAGTTGTTGCACCAGATGGAACTGTTGTTCCAATTGGGCAATATCCGCCCAGCCCTACTGTTACTGGTGTATAATTAATTGTGTATGTTGCTGAGCTTAATGCAATATTTCCGATATTTTGCGAATGGGTAATATAACCCAAAATTATAGTATTATCTAAGCTATATGTATAATCTGGTTTTGTTGCTCCTGTATGTGCTAAGATTTGTGTACCATATAGTACATTTACAGTACTATTATCAGATGTTAAATACAAAACATCCACCCTTGACGCATAATTGCTGGAATATGTAATACTACTAACAACTGGGAAATCTAATGTTGTAAGCCAAGATGTCTGAATTAAAGCACCATTTAGAACGTAGAATGCGCCAGTAGAACTAAATTTAAGACCAACTGTTGAAGTTGTTGCGCCAGTTGAAGTTTGAGTTGGGTCATAATAAATGTTATATGTTGATCCATTAGTATACTTACCTGTTCTGGTGTCTGGTGAAACGCTATACGCCTGTGAAAATGCATCCGTAGCATTCGTTATTACATTGTTACTTGAATCTAAATATTTCTGACCGTATGCCATAGCTTCCTTCAATGTTGTTTTATATGACATAAAATCAATACTTGTGATATCCTGACCTACGATAACATCACCAATAACATCAAGATTACCAAGTTTGAAATCCGCTTCTAACAATGAATCTTCATTGTAAGTGCAGAACAATCCAGTAACATCAGTATTATTATTGATAATACTCTTGATGTACATATCGTTACCATTTAAATCTTTAAAATAAGGAATCAATGAAACATCCCAGTTTCCAAGAACTGTTACTGTTCTTTCATTAAGAAAGTTAGTTGTTTGCCCCTTGATAAGACCGTTTTTGTTGAAATATTTACTGAATGTAGTATCATTTGACAAAGTTTTATAATCTGTCCAGTTACCAGCTACTACAGCAACATGGACAATATAATCTGATATCCATTCTCTGTAATCAACATAGGCTGGAACCTTCGTTCTATCACCATACCAATCTTCAAATGTTACATCAAACCCTGTAATTGTAGATTTATACATCCAAACGGTGATATCTTTATCACCCATATTTGTGATATGAAATAGTTTTTGATCATCCTGAACACCACTGTTATTTGATTTAACAATGTTCAAAAAAGCGTCTGTATCTCTTTCCCAGAAATCTTGACGATTGAAAAAGTATTCATAAGCCGACCTCTTCACTACACCATTTGAGTATTGTGATGATACAGAAATTGACTGCCAATCCACTTTATCACGATTTGGATTTGTAGCTAAAAGATTAAGAGCCCAAACTGGGCCGCTCTTTATCATTTGTTTAGCTGTTTTATGAAAATAGGAGCCTTTGTTCTCTAATCTTCTATCATCATCTCCGTAGACTGATACAAACGTATTAGGATCAGCGCAATAAATTGGCGTGTTAAAGGGCCCTTTTTTCGAAAACCCAGGAACTAAGTTTATCAAAACGTTCTGTACTGGAAGTTCTGTTATACTATTGTCAATCTCTTCAATGTAAATGTCAGGTCTTTTTATGTACTTACCGTAGTCTTTGTCTTTAATTGGCATAATTGAAAGATTATTTTTTATCTATATATTAATTTTTTTTTCTTTATTATCTTATTTTTCGATTGCTCAATTATATATTAATACAAATTTGTGAAAAACGTCTAAAAAACATGCAAGATTGAATTATTTTTAAAAAAGTTTCGCTAAAATTTTTTTTATACGTAAATATGTTATATCTTTGCTTCATCAAACTGAAATATTCACCTAAAACCTCAAACCATGTACACGACAAGTTATTTTCAGCGCAATAGCAGAGTACTGATCTCCAACAAATTCGATCTTCCTTCCATTCAGGGAAAACTTGACAAATTCGAAAATATTCTCAACGGTAAAATGCTTACCACGAGCTATGACGGTAGGGAAATTTGCACAGTTGAAGTATCTGACAGGTATTACAATTTCGATTTTGCAACATTCTGCAAAAATATTTTGGTTGAAATTCAGAAGTATTTTGAACCAGAAACTTATGGAATCATTGTCCAGAGCGGTGTTCAGGAACTTCGTCTGATCGGTGGTCGTATCATGATCGGTGATATTGAATACAAAAAGATGATTTCAATCGTCAATTCGACAGACAAATCAAAGGCACTCACAATGAGCATCGGTCTTGTCCACATGAAAAGCCCAAAATACCACTGGCAGACCCCTCGCCCAATTTACAACATCCTTACCAGTTTCAGTAACAAGCATTTCAAGTCATCACTGCCAGATAAAATCAAGGCTTTTGCTGATCATCTGGTGAATTTCAACATTGACATCGAATTTCATGTAACAACCATTGAAGACCTTGCATCAAAGCAAGTGATGCTCAAGGATTTTGTTAAATCTATTCTTTTCAAGGATGACGGCAAAGTCCTGAAGTCGGTAGAACTTAAGCTTCGTGCCTTTGGTAAGAAAATGATTCAGGATTACGGTCAGAAAGAAAACTACAAACTGCTTGACCATCTGGAAGCAACCAAATTTGACAAGCACCCAGATTTCCAGATCGATGCCAAAACCATCTACGATGCGTACACCGAAATCTTCAACAATCAGGATTCATCGGTCATCGGACGGGAAAACAGGCGGGTGATTGAAGCACTGAAAATGTGTGAAAACATCGTCTGAAAATATAAACCTCAATTATCCGAATAAATAAAATAAACCATTCCATTGTGAAAAGGGGGATTCGAAAGTTTCCTCCTTTTTTTTTGGTTTAATATTTATTTTTGGTTATCTTTGAGATAAATAATGTATTTTATGACTGGTATCGAAATTATAAAGAATTCAAAAAAGGTAATTTTATTAGAACCTAACTACAAAAGAAAATACATCCCGCTTGGGTTAGCCAAAATATCAACGCTGGTAAAGCAAAATGGCGGAACCACAATATACCAAAGAAAATATTCTCCACAAGGCGAAGACCTTGTTTGTATAACATCATTATTCACATATGACTCACAGTTGGTAATTGATGCTATAACTGATGTATACTCCCATGGAAACACCAATATTATTTTAGGTGGAGTATTTGCATCATTAATGCCAAACCATATTCAAGAAAAATTTCCAAATATTCATATATTTCGTGGATGTAGTGATGAACTTGATGCATGTGTCCCAGATTATTCCATTGATTATGGGCTAAAAGACGATTGGAACAAATTTTCATTTTTATTCACCACTCGTGGATGTCCAAATAAATGTTCCTACTGCTCGGTATGGAAAATTGAGCCAGATATGTGTATCAATACTAATTGGCGGGACCACATCCTTGCGGATAAGCCATATGTCATGATTAGCGACAATAATCTATCAGCACAACCGATTGAACATATTGAACAGGTGTGCAATTACATTGTTGAAAATAAAAAACGAGTTGTTTTTGATAATGGATTTGATTGCAAACATATAACCGATGAAATTGCCGAATTATTATCCAAACCTAAATATTATAAGACTGGATTAAGATTAGCGTTTGATAGAATCGAAGAAGACGGAATTTTTCAGGATGCGATCCGTACTTTATTGCGTCATGGAGTGAGAAAATCTTGGTTAATGTCGTATTGTTTGTTTAACTTTACAGATACCCCACAAGAAGCAAACTACAGAATGAGAGAATGTGTAAAACTTGGTGTAAGACCTTACCCACAGCAATACACACCATTAAATAAATTGAATCGGGATAATCCATACATTGGAAAGCATTGGAGTAAGCAACTATTAAAATCATTTCGGTTTTTCTGGTTGATGGCTGGATACTATGGTAAATATGAATTTGAAGACTGGGTTAAAAATAAAGCACCAGAAAATTATAAATTAGCAAATGAAGATTGGAAACTATTTAATTACGTAAAATTATGAAAACAGTAGAAAATTGGAAAATTTTTAAGAATATTGATGGCACTGGAATTCCATTTTTTATTTTTATGGGATTTTTATTCACATTGATGTTGATAAATGATTTATTTTTTTATAATTTGAATGGAGCAAATATTATACTGAAAGTAACGGCTATTTCAGCATTAATAATCGGTATTCTTGGGATGGGGTTATATACTTATATCGGGGTTAAGAAGAAAAAGAAAAATGACATGTAAAAAATTAAAGTTGGATAAAATAAAAGCTATGCTAATTATTGCAAATGCCCAGAAAAAATCCAGAAAAAACTTCAATAGAAAAGAGTTAAGATATTACTGGTGTGATACTTGTAATTCTTATCATGTCACATCAAAAAAACTTTCGAAGGAAGAAAAAAATTTTAATATATAATACCCCCTATGCCAAAATCCCCCAAAGTAAAACCAATAATTAAATTTAATAATGGGCGAGGTGCGATCATTTGTAATGAATGTCGTGTTATAATAAAAGAAAATCTTTCACGTGATGAAATACAAGGAAAAACTGATCTATTATACTGTCAGACTTGTGAAAGAAAATTAAAACTAAATAAATTAAACAAATCAAAAAAATGAAACTATAACAGGGTTAACTAAACCCCTCAATATATTTCACGTTTAATCAAAAAACAATCCATGGTATGATAACTAATCAAGAAAAACTCGAAAATGCCATCGAAAATCTAAGATCGCACTATGATGGTTTGATCGCAGATAATGTTGGTATTAAAGAAAAAATCGATGCCAGTAAAAAGGCTGTTGAAGAGCATTTAAAATTAATTGAAGAGTGTGAAAATAAACTAAAGGAAAATCGCAATGCCGCAGATTCACTTTTTGTTATTTTCAGTACACCTACTGGCTTACAATCAGAGAAACCAGCTATTTTAGAGCCGCACACCGAAACTTCGAACACAACTGAAGTTGCTGCTGTAAAACCAGCAAAAAAATCACCTGGGCGACCAAAAAAGATAAAGGTTGAATCAACCGTTGAGCCAATAGCTGAACCTGAGGTCAAGCCGAAGAAAGGTAGACCTTTAGGATCAACCAAACCAAAAGAAGCAAAGCCCCCAAAGGTTGTAAAGACACCAAAGGCACCAAAGGTTATTCAAGACCCAAGTTTACCTAAACGAAAACCAGGTAGACCAGCAGGGTCATTTAACAAACCTAAGAATGAATCCCCTAAAATTACAGAGGTCTCGGAGCCCAAGGGGGAATGCATAGATAATACGATAATTCCATCGTCAGTGGATGCATCCCCCCGTCAACCAATTGTTACTGAAAAACAATTAACCACAACTAATCCTATTATCGATAAAAAAAATCCAACATTAACTTTCAAAGATTTAGAAAAAATCTTTTTTAAGAAAACTGGACAGATTTTTGACGATTTTTATAAAAATTACAGATCAAAATTGGTGTGGCATCTTCAACAGAAAACTGATCCAGATACCGCACAGGATCACACAGATGAAGCTTTCATGCAAGCCCTAACCAACATTAATACATATATACCAAAATCTGAAGGCGGGGCTGCAATACACACATGGGTTTTCAGAATTGGGGAAAACATAAATAAAAAGGCTTTTAAGGATCGCTCAAGATTACCATTAACTTCTTTGGATAAAGAAAATGAAGATAATGGGAATTTAAGTAACATTATTCCATACTATGATGGAAGTGATGAAAACGAAGAGCACCAAATTAAAAGTAAAAAGGCAGAAATAATTATAAATGCAATCGCAAATTTATCAGTGAAAGACGAAAAATATAAAAAGGTTCTTGAATTGCGTGAATTTGATGGTATGGCATATAAGGAAATTGCCAATGATTTAAGTCTTAATTTATCTACCATGAAATCTCAATTAAAAAAAGGTAGACATATAATACTTAAAAAAGTTGATAAGAAGTGTAAGGACCTTGATGAAAATGGATTAGATGACTGACATGAAATCATATGAATCGTGTAATTGGCTAATCAAAACTTGGCGTTGTCGATGGTACGCATTTGCTTATATACTATATGGTTTTAACTACGTAAGTTTAAACTTGTGGATCGGATTTTTTTTAGATGGTGCGGAGTTTGAATCAAAGACTAAAGAAAAATTTCGTAAATCACTAAAAGATATAAAAAAACATATAGAGCTTACCAGAATGGCAAAATATGGTAAATAATTTATGTAAAAGCTTTTTTTTAAAATTTTTTTAATTTATCTTTGTTTAAAATTACGAAAATGTCAAAAATCGAATTCAATTCTGACGGCACACCAAAAGGATATAAGCTTAAACTAAGTAAAGAGCAAATTAATAAAATGTTCAATACTCCTGAGCAACAAGAATACAAAAGGAAAAAGATCAAAACCGAAAAATTCAGGGAATCTATGTATAAATTCACTTCTTTCGGTGGTATCCAAATAGGGTTGAAATCATTGATCATAATTAATGTTCTTGTATTTATTTTTACAAATATTTTTGGGGCATCAAATATTATGCTTTATCCGATGTCAAGTGGTCGATTTGAAATATGGCAAATCTTCACATCAATGTTTGCACATTACGGGGTTATTCACATAGCCTTTAATATGATTGCATTATATTTTATTGGTAAGGCGTTGGAAGATTTGTGGGGTACCAAGAAATTTTTGACATTTTATATAATAAGTGGTATAGGTGCAGCTTTAATATCATCTATATTTTTAACAGGACCTGCATTAGGCGCATCTGGAGCAATTTGTGGATTATTTGCAGCTTATGCCATACTTTATCCAGAGGCATCAATATTAATGTTCTTTTTTATTCCAATGAAAATTAAAACAGCAGCATATTTATTTGCTGGAATATCGATTATTTTTGGTATATTTGCATTAGTAAGTCCTTCCAGTGGTGGAGTTCAAATAGATCACTTCGCCCACTTAGGTGGGATGGCAACTGGAGCACTAATTTCGTATTTTTGGATTAAAAGGAATATTTTACAAACAACAGGTGATTTAATATAATAGCGTACTTTGACATCCGTGTATTTGATGAATAATAAATAAATTTTAAAAAAATGTCGCTTGAAATTTTTTTTTCTCGTAAATGTGTTGTACATTTGCAGAGTAAATCTAAAAAACAACGTCATATGAAAAAATATTTGTTTATTATTAGTTTTTTGATCTTTGGATCATCCATCGGATACGCTGGTATCAATGTTGACTCTTTAATACAGGCAAGTAGAAAGTCGAAAGATACAACTACTAAAACTGTTGCAAAAGAAAAGAATAACAATGATGAAGTCACGTATCCGCCAAAACCGCCAGAAACTTCTATGGAAGAAGTAGTAGCTGCTGGTGAAAGTGTGGTAAAAGAATCCACTGAACTCGGTTCTGCCGTTGTAAAGGGGGTTAAGGATGATGGTGGAATCATTGCGACAATAAAGCATCACAAGAAATTCTACGGATCAATCTTTATCTTTTTTGTACTCTTAATGTGTTGGTTTGGAGGACGAAAATGATGAAAAAAACTAAAACTAATAAATGGATAAAAATTTCTACCGCAGTGTAGTACCTGACACTGTACATGACAAAATTTCGGAGTCCATCATTGCTATGATGGCAACAGGAAATCTCCCCTACTATGGGGAGTTTGCCCTATTTATTAACTTCCACGAGGTCAAAAGGAACCCGCATGTCAAAACCGCTGGTGTTAATGTAACACCAACTGGGATGAACTTTTATTGGGACCGATCATTTTTTGATAGTTTAGCACAACCCCAATCAAATTTTCTTTTGCTTCATGAAGAGTTCCACTTACTTTTTGACCACTTAAAAAGAAGTGTTGGCTATGATCAAAGAATGGCAAACGTTGCCCAAGATATGATCATCAATCAAATCATTCATGATGAAATCATGAAGCAGCAAGGTCTTGGTAATGGGAATAAACCTTTCATTGAAATTCCAAAAGATTACTTCAAGAAAAACAGCGCACTTTTTATTCCAAAAGAGTATAAAGGTGAACCTATTTTTGAAGAACTTTATGAATGGCTTCAGAACAAGCGAAGAGAATGGCAAGAAAAGAATAAAGAAGCCATTAAAAAAATGAGGGAAGAGGGCAACAAATGCCCCAAATGCGGTGCTCCATTGGATCAAAACGGAAACGATGCTAATCCGCAACAGCAACAACCAAACCAGCCACCTCAGAATGGTCAACCTAAACCTGACGATAAGAAAGAACAGGATAAGGATAAGAAAAACAGTAAGGGTCAGCCCGACAAAAATGGTCAGCCTAAAGATGACGATGACGATCAGGAATGCGACCATGGTCAGCCAAGCGACAAAGGACAAAAAGGAAAAGATGGGAACGGTGATCAAGGTGATCATGGTGATGGTGATGGTGAGGGTAAGGACAAAGGTAAAGGCAAAGGCAAAGGTTCTCAAGGTGAAGGCGAGGATGGTGATGGTGAAGGTGAGGGTAAAGGTAATCACCAATGCGATCATGGACATGATGGTGAAGGTGAAGGTGAAGGTGAAGGTAAAGGCAAAGGCAAAGGCGAAGGAGATGGTGACGGGGATGGTGACGGTCAAGGTCAGGGTCAAGGTCAAGGAGGTCAGGGTTCTGGAACCGATACTGGAGATGGTAACCAAGGTGGTGGGCAAAATAATCCTCACCAATGCCCAAACTGCGGTCATGAAAATGCAGACAATCGTTCACGTGTAGGTGAGAAAGATACATCTGGTAACCCAAAATACGGTCAATACGGTAAAAATAATGTTGACATGTATTCACTTGATACTATTTTTGAAGGTGAAGAACGTGAAGAACAAAATACCCTCGACTCACACTTACCAGACGAAATTCCAGCCGAATTAAAAAAAGAAATCGTTGATAATGTTATGCAACGTTTGAAAAACCGTGGATTACAATCTGGGGATGTCGAAACCATCTTGAATAAGTTGAGAAAAACCAAAAAGGATTACTTAAAGGAAATTAAAAGAACAATGAGTAATCACGTTTTTGGTACAAAGAAAGAAAAGACGATTGTACGTCCAAACCGTAGAGGTATTGAAGGATTAAAAGGACACAAAAAGTTTAAGAATGAAATAAATGTGCTTTTGGATACTTCAGGATCAATGGGTGGTGAATTCGAAAAGGTTCTTTCCTATATCTTCCAAAATGATATTCATATCAATCTTATCCAATGTGATGCTGCAATCCAGCAAACCTTAAAAATTAAGGATAAGAAGGAACTTGAAAGAATGAGGATTAAAGGACTTGGTGGCACAACCCTTCAACCTGGATTGGATTTTATTTCCGAAAAAAAGAACAAAATAAGCATGTTCAATACTGTAATCCTCACAGACGGTTATACTGATAGCCTTAATTTCAAGAATATCAAAGGTAAGACCTTAATTCTTTCAACTGCAACAGCATGCCCAGTATCTCACGATAATGGAAGGGTTAAGCAGATTTTAGGAATCGGAAAACAAGACTAAAAAATAAAAAAAGATATGAATCACTTCAAATTCAAAACCAAAAAGGATATTGAAAATGGTAAATTGATCTCCATGACAGCCGAAAAAAAGAATCGGCTGCTTGGAGCATTTACCGAAGATATTTCCTATATTTATCATCTAAACAAAGTTGAAGGTGGATTTTTGATATACTTCAAAAAAGCAGATGCTCCAAACAACATCGATACTTTCGATTTTTCAGCTAATGCTATGGGTGAAGAATTGCTGTCTAAAACTGAAGTTAAAGTTGAAAAAGTATCTTCATCGATATTTTTTACTCCAGAAACCAATAGTAAAAACATTAAGAAGAAACTGAATACCCAGATGGGGTCAAATAAAGTATTTGGAGAATTCATCGATGGAATCAAAGATGAGTACAAGAAACTTGAAATTGCAGACTTTCTTTTAATGAAAAAGGACCCTGAGGCTTACGAAGAAGCAAGACGCAAAGAATATGTTGAGCATCAAATTGATCTTGCCAACAAATATTCAGAACAGCTTAAAAGAGAAGCTTCTGCAAGGGAAAAAATGATAATGTCATACAATAACGACTTCAAACGATTGTTTAAAGAAATTATTGCGGAATCTATTTATTTGGATCGTGAAGGATTTGATCTTGACGCTAAAATGTATCATATCATTCAATCGATTGCAGAACCAACATCATGGGTTAAAAAGGATGGGCAGCCATTCATGGGAAGTATCGGTATTATAGATATTAATGCCGATAAAATGAACATCAGAATTTCTGACAGTGTAACAACACACACAGCCACACTTAGATTTGATAAAGCTGAGTTTATAACTGAGAGCTCACAAGAAGAATTGATGGGAATTTTAAGTGTTCCTGTTATGACCGATTATGAATTGCTTAGTTTCCTGTACGATATTACCATTAATGATCCTGAATGGCAATTCAAAAACAAAAGAGAACGTTTTTTAATGGTAATTGAAGAAGCCATTAAAATAGTTGAAGCTGAAAATGAAAAGGAACGAACAGCCGTTGGTGTTGGTAAAAAATATGTTGGGATTTCCATCGACAAAAAAAATCATGAAACTGCTAATAAATTTCATTTCACTGATGATGATTGGGATTTAAAATATGAAGAGTTTTCTGAAAGCGGAAAAAATAAGTATGATGCAATCATCGAAGAAAGAATAAAAAAACTTGTACGAAACAGTATTCCTCATGCAACATTCCGTGATGAATTTCAAGATATTGTTTTTGTTAACGCTGAAGATGAACATTTCTTACAATATATATTTCCAGAATTCGAAAGAAATGGGTTTAATGATGAAATATTCGACCTTATAACATTTCAATTCGACACTTTGGTTAAAGATCAGCCATATACCGCAGCAATTGCAACGACAGATGTCGAATCTGATATGGCAGAAACTGAAGCCCTTGTGGATGCTGGCAATTTAATTTCTAAATGTGGCGGTGACTGTGATGGTAATTGTAAAACAGGTAATTCTGAATGTGAATGCGGTGATCCTAACTGTAAATGTAAAAATCCTGACAATGATGAGGTTATTGATGATGATACAATAACAAGTGTTGTTTGTGAGCATTGCGATAACCCAGAACCAGTATTTTCATTCACAATAAACAAAAAAATTCATATCTGCATGGATATTACAGAAAAATCCATTAGCATTGATGATGAAAATAACGTAATTAAGACTGTGGCACAATTAAAAAAGTATTTATCCACAGAACCTATAAAAGTAACCAACATAATCGCTGAATGCGGCTGTGTTGAGGACGAAGTTGCTGCCATTGTATCTATGGGACGGAAGAAATTCATTGATTATACAATGTTTGCAGAAGATAAAATTATCTACGGTGAATATTTATTAACAAAATTGAAAAATAATTTCTAAAAATCTTTTTTTAATTAAAAAAAAGAGGTAAATTTGAGTATAAATTAAAATTCTAACTAAAAAACCATTTTTCACTATGAAGTACAACAAGAAAGGTATTAATTTTTCGGAAGCAGAAAGGTTCCCAACTGGGTTTGAATCGTTGTCTGATCGGGAGCAGAAATACTTCAAAATTATGAATGCGCTTTCGGGGGTTCTTTTTATAACCTCTGAACCTGGGATTGCAAAATCCGCAATGATGCGCTCAATTGCCAAGAAACTCGGATATCAGTATTTCGATGTTCGTTTATCCATGGTTGATGAAACTGACGTTGGATTATTTCCTACCCTTGGTGAAAAAGACTTGGGTAACGGAAAAAAATTCAAGTACTTACAACACGTTGTTCCTGAGTGGGCATACATTGCCAACGAAAAGCCAACAATCATTCACTTCGAAGAATTAAACCGTGCTTCGCTTGCTGTTCGTAACGCAGCCCTTCAAATCCTTTTGGAACGTGAAATCGGAGCATTCTTCAAATTCAACGAAAATGTACTGATGGTATCTTCAGGTAACCTTGGAGAAGAAGATGGTACAGATGTTGAAGAATTCGATCAGGCACTTAATAACCGTCTGATCCACGTAACCCACCTTTTGCCTTACCCAGAATGGGTCGAGCAATACGCTTTCGAAAATGTTTGCCCAACTATTATTGGATTCTTGAAAACCAACACTGAGCACTACTACAAAAAGGCTGACGAAAGGACAAAGACCAACAGGGCTTATGCAACCCCACGTTCATGGACATTCTTGAGTGATTATATTTTCGTAAATTTCGGTAAATGGGAAGCCAAAACCGATATGAATGGTAAGGAACTCACTGATCCTAATACGGGAGAACCAATATTGGTTCGCAGATGGCCCTCCGTCCGTGCATGGCTGGGTGATATTCAAGAAATTGGTATATCATATGTCGGGCCATCTGCCGCAAGATTCATCAGGTATTGCCAAGATACCCTCAAGATCACACTGGATGACATTCTTGATCGTTACGATGAAATCGAATCTGATGTCAAAGCATTCAACCGTGATAAAAAGTCTGAAGTTATCACCAACATGAAGGAACGCAGAATTTCAAACCTGAAGACCAAGCAGGTTGAAAACCTGACTAAATTTCTGATGAACATCTCAGATGATGAAATCGTTGGATATTTACTCCACGTACTTGATACCGAATATAACCTTTCGGAAGAGAGTAAAGAGAACAAAACCGCAGAAAAATTCCTGTCGGACAAAAGGTTCTCTAAGTTCAGAGATACCATCATGAAGCATGTTGATGACGATGAAGATAAAAAGTAAAAGTCACAACTTGATATCACAAAAAAAGGGGCTTTCGCCCCTTTTTTTATTCAGTTCCATAAATTCTATCGTGCTCTTTGCCGTAAACGGCATTGTCTTCTATCACTTCTTTTATTGATGCCACAACATCCTTAGCTTCTATGGATTTGGAGCATATAAATTTATCAGGAGCATCCTTGCTTTTTAATGGGCAGTACATCCAATTAGTAGCATCGAATATTTGGGTATCATCATTCCAGCACCCATTACAAACGCTGTTGTTATGAACTCTATAATTACCCTGAACAAATTCATTCCATGGCTTAGTAAACCCGCTTATCATAACAACTGGAGTTCCAACAGCCCAAGCAAGCCAAGCAAGTCCAGAACTTAAGCCAATAAACATGTCAGCATATTTAATATCTGTGATTCGTTCTGATATTGGATAATTACCAGTCTTATCAATAACACTTTTATTTTTTGGAGCCTGATTATAATTCCCAAAGGTTCCAAAACTTTTAAATTTATCAATCAACACAATTTTATACCCATTTCTGGAGAGAAAATCAAATACCCGTTCCCATCCAAATGGATTATTCCAATATTTACATTGAGCGGTGGATTGAAACCCTATCACAACATACTTACCTTGGATTTTGCGATTTGAGGTGGGTATGTTGACTTTAGGCTGCATTTCTATCAAAGGTAGTCCAAGGTATAGGGGGGCGATCAATTGAAGCGGTAGGTTACGATAATCAGCTACAGCGACATTGTTAAATCTATCCTTATTATGAAGATGAATGGGCCAATAATTCAACAAAAATCTTTTATCTACATCATTAATAGAAAAAGGATCAGTTTCTGGTGGTAAAAATTTTAAATTTGGGTAAACTTTATCAAAAAGATTATTCCAATATGTTGATACCAGAACTTCAACTTTATGTTTTTTCCGATATTCTTCAATATATGGTATCCAAGATATAGAGTCTCCAAGGGATGCAGAATCAAATCTAATAAATACCTTATTAAAAATTTGATCCATTTTTCTTTCATATACCAGTTGGTCATTTGATGTTACCCTAATCTTCCAATTTTTATCTTTACCGTCATACTTAACCCAATGATTGACGTTAACTAATTTTGAGAATTGAACAGTGTCTGTATTTTGATCAACAAATTCAACAATATAGTCATTAGTATTTGTAACTGTAACATCACCATTCTCATTTTTAACAATTTCACTTTTATCAGCAAGTATTTCTAAAAAACAACTTGTATTATCAAATTTCGGTAAAAAAATAGCCATTTCATTTTTCAATATTTTTTAACTTGAGTCGCCTTATATCCTGACGGCTAAGTGGTTTTTCATAATGATTCCACACCTCGTTAAGTTGTGATACATCCTTAACACAAGCTTCCCAATCATCTGGGGCAACTTCTGTATCAATAACATCAATATAAAAAGTCTTTGGAGTAAATGGAAGTTTAATAAATTGCCTACTGGCATAGCAATTACCAACAGCATCTTTCACACAATTACTTGTATATGTATTCCCATTTTGATTCCTCCAAACAATGGCATCCAAATAATATGGCTTACCATCCACACCTTTTTTAAAAACTGCACTGCAACGATTATTTTGATAATCTGGATCATCACTACAATTACTAACATCCACCCATTCGTCATCAGTACACATAACTGGTGCTATTGGTTCAAAGGCTGCTAATTTTTGAAAATAATGAATTGCATATGGAGCAGAAGACCCAGAGTGACCTTGTTTAGAAAAAACTTCTAACAATTCTAAAACACTTTCCTGTATCCACTTATCTGGATCATCTTCACATTCATCGATAGGCTTATATCCAGCTTTTAAAAATTCTCTTTTTGCATGTTCTACTAAACTACTCATAATAATTCGTTATTTTAAAGAATGGACTTCGCATCCAAATGACGGCTAATTTTGATGCCCAGCTTACCTGAATAGCTGTCACCCGCTATGACAAATACCTTTATTCACAAGCACTCCAAGAGCAATCCTGGCATTCCTTGCACCCGCTACGATATATGATATTTGTGCTCTTACATACTGGGCAAACTCCGCTGGCTGGATTCGAATCCTTAATGTATTTTTTAAGAATTCTTTTAATCCCACTTTTCCAAGTTCCAAATGCCGCTTCTTCAGCATCATTAGTCATTTTTAGGCTATCAATGATGTTGATAGTGCTTGGGAGATGAATTCTATGACGCAAAAACGCTGATATTAATTTACTCATATTCCAAAATTCACGATCAAAAGCTCTATTTAATCCAGTCATAGTTTGAGTGTATCCATCTTTATCTTTATAAGTAAAATCGTATCTCTTTATTCCAGTTTCATCTTTTATTTTAATAATCTCACCTTTTTCAACATATGGTGGTATTATAAAAGAATCTGCAAGCCCAGTAAATATTTCATATGGATATTTATCGTCACCATCAGTCATAATACCCAAGAAACCAATCCATTTTTCTTTATTATTTGAAAAACGTACAATTTCACATTCTAATCTTTTCGGGCGAGGTTTAGCATTATTTTCTTTTTCAAGAATCACATTACTTGTGGTTCCTTCATTTGACATAATAACACCTTGTCTTGAACCATCACGATAAACTGTTATACCTTTACATCCACTCTTCCACCCAGCTTCATATACCTTAGAAACGACATCTTCAGTTATACTGTTCGGTAAATTAACTGTTACTGAAATTGAATGATCAACAAATTTTTGAATAGCACCCTGCATTTTAACTTTTTCCACCCAATCAACATCATTTGAAGTGGCTTTATGATATGGCGATTTTTCAATAATTTCTTTAAGCTCAGATTCTTTTAACAATTTAACTTCATCAATATTATATCCATTAATTCCAAGCCATGTTTCAAATTTATGATGAAACACATTATATTCCTCCCACTTGATACCTTCATCATCAATATAATCTACACGTCCTTTATCAGTTGGATTTATTTTTCTTCGTCTTTTATATGATACCAGATAAGCTGGCTCAACACCTGAAGTAGTTTGAGTTAATATACTAACCGAACCAGTTGGTGCAATAGTTAAACATGAAATATTTCTTCTTCCAGTTTTTTTCATCATTTCACCAAGTTCTGGATCGAGATCAATCAATCTTTTGATGAAAGGGTTACTCTCTTCACGTTTATAATCATAAATTGGAAATGGCCCTCTTTCTTTTGCCATGATTGCAGATGATTTATATGCAAATAGTGCAAAATCTTTGTGCATTTCAGTTGAAAACTTCGTTGCCTCAGGGGTGCCGTATATTAATCCAAGTGCGGCTAACATATCACCTTCTGCTGTAACACCAAGTCCTGTTCTTCGTCCTTTTTCAGTCATATCCATGATCTTAATCCAAAGTTCTCTTTCAACTCTTTTAATAAGCTCTGGTTCTGGGTCTTTCTCAATTTTTTCCAAAATTTTAACAATCTTTTCTTTTTCAAGATCAACAATATCATCCATGAATCTTTCAGCTACTTCAACAACCTTCTTAAATTTAACTCTATCAAACCTTGCATCTTTTGTGAATGGATCAATGACAAAGCTATAAAGATTAATTGCTAACAATCGACATGAATCATACGGGCATAGGGGGATTTCACCGCAATTATGTGATATACAACCATTTACAACACCCCAATTGGTTTCAGGTTCGGAAAAATCGTAAACATCAACAATATCACCTTTAATGACTTTTGTTATTTTTGGTGATCTTGAGATAATGACATTATACAATTTATCATTTTTATATTGGTGAATAAATCCAATATTCATGTAAAAATTTATCAAATCATAATATTTGCCAATGTTTAAATCATAAGATTCTTTACAAATATAATTTCCATTATCAAATTTAACAGATTTTGATTTATTTGTTGTATAATATGAATCAATCTCAAATTCTTTTAATAGTTTTTGCGTTTCTAAAATTAATAATTTACAAGTAGATTTGAGGGTAACCCTATAATTACCGACAATTGAGCCATTTGCAGAAAATAACCCACATAAAAATGATAATTTATTACTCTTACTCCAAGTATGTATTGCTAATGGTAATACTCTTTCTGGTAAATTTTCGGAACTAAACTCGTATGATTTACAAATATCAAAATAATCGTTTAAATAAAATGATCTCTGATTTTTTTTAGTTCTTTTTAAGTTAAAATATTTTAACACATCATCATCGTTTTTTCCAATATTAATTTCAAACCCCTTATGTGTTGTTGATTTTAATCTACTTAAATTGCCGTCTCCCTGTATAAATCCCAATTTTACATATAAATCTTCTTCATGTGTATTTCTATATAAATATGGAAGCAATTTCTTACCCTTTAAATCTTTTGATTGTACTTCACCATCATTTATAGTTTTCCAAACATGGTCTGGTGTACATGTCGTAATTTTACATTGTGAGTCATAAATTTTAACCGTTTCTTTTTTCCCACTATACCAAACTTTAGTTGGTACAACATTACCAACACAATTAAATATTTCAATGTTTTCTAAACCACATAATTCTTCAAATGTTTCATATCCATTAATTGTTAATAATTTTTCTTTCCCAGAAAAACAAGGATTTGTGGAAACTGTATTAAATCCAAATTCCTTATAACAATCTGGTACAGCTTCACGTTTAACGGTATCCCAAAACAGAATTCCAGGTTCGGCTGATTTCCAAGCATTATGAACGATTTTCCCCCATAGCTCTTTTGCATTAATTTCTTTTTTGTATAAAGGATTATCGCTAATTATTGGATATTGCTGAATGAAAGTTTTACTATTTAAAGCTGCCGTCATAAATTCATCCGTTATCTTAACCGAAATATTGGCACCAGTTACTTTTCCAGCTTCTAATTTAGCATTTATAAAGCTTTCAGAATCTGGATGCGCAATTGATACTGAAAGCATCAAAGCCCCTCTTCGCCCACCTTGGGCAACTTCCTTTGTTGAATTTGAATATCTTTCCATAAACGGTACAATACCAGTTGATGTCAATGCTGAATTTTTAACAGGAGACCCATCTGGGCGAATATGTGATAAATCATGCCCAACGCCACCTCTACGCTTCATAAGTTGAATCTGTTCCTCATCTGTCAAACAAATAGAACCATAGGAATCATGATCCGAACCAATAACAAAGCAATTACTAAGTGATACAACTTGTCTATCATTACCAATTCCAGCCATTGGGGAACCCTGCGGAATAATATATTCAAAGTTTTTAATATAATCGAAAATCTCATCTTCAGTTAATGGATTTTCATATTTATTTTCTATTCTACTGAATTCTTTTGCAATTCTCCTGTGCATATCATCAGGAGTTTTTTCATAATAAACAGTAACACCTTCTATTGAATCTTTAAGTGCATATTTATTAACCCACACATCAGCAGCTAATGTATCACCATTAAAATAATCCAACGTGGTTTTATACACATCTTCTCTATTGTAAATATTCATATTCGTAATTAATTTTTTTAAATAAAATTTATATTATTTAGGTTATCCAAATAACCCCCTTGTTTAAGTTCAATAATTATCGTTGTAGCATATTCTTTATCCAAAAGTTTAAACATATTAAATATATTATCCGTGAAATAAAAAGATAGCTCTACAAACAACTCAGACTTTGAATATTGCTTGCCCAAATTATCTAAAAGCATTTTATAATAATCATTGAATGCTTGGCGATTTGGCTTTCTTCTATTGCAAGAAAAATCTAAATCTGTATTTTCTTTCAACATGTCATAAACATCCTTTGATAAGTTCTGACGATTGACATATTGATCATTGAACTTACTTTCAAACTCATAATTAGAACCAGCTTCTATCGGCAACCCATCAAGACTTATTTCTTCTGGTATTTGAAAAAATTCATCAGGCCCACTATCAACACTATCAAGTTTACCTTTAAAAATGGTGTCTCTTTTTAATGCATGCTTTCCTTCTATTTTATGATTGTTTGTATTAAATTTAAACATCACATCAATCTCATCAGAACTTTCCTCATCTTCTTCAGGTAGTTCTTGAATATCTTCCGCCAGAACTTCATCAAATTCTACATCATCGTCTTGAACTTGTGATTGTGGCGGCACTATACTATCATCTAAATCATCAAACTCATCATTAAGATCATCAACAGGATACTTCATTATTTAGTTTCTTTTTTTTCTCATAAGAGAATTTTAAATAAAAGAAATGAACGTTAAACGTTCATTTCTTCCAACAATTCCAAAAATGGATTATTTAGTTGCGGTTTAATTGGTATTGGTTTCTGGATTTGGTTTTTAAATTCCTTCTTAATTTCAGTCACCATTGATGGGTCTACCATTCTTCCATCAGCCCCTGAGCTTCCAGTTGAACCAGATGTTCCAGTCGAACCAGATGTTCCTGACATTGGGTAAGAATTACCACGAAATGTAACATTCTTATCATTGCACATAAATCTAATAAGGTCTCTATACGATTCATCCAATTCCTTATTTAAATTTTTAATTTTGAGCTTTCTTACTAAATTATGCTCAACTTTGAAAAAAAATGAATGATCTAATATTTCAACTTCTGGATATTTTGATAAAAATTCTACATCTTTTCTATTTCTTTCAGCATAATCTGGAGTATACATTGTGTGCTCATCATTCCAATATTCAAGCATGAAATAATCATACTTTTTCACTTCACCAACATTTTCTTCTTCCATAGTATTTATTTATTTTTTATTTTGCTCCTACTAAAACATCATTTTCCATAGTCAAGAATTTTCTATTGAAGTCAAATCTAATTTGTTCTTCCCTGTGCTCACCATCTCTTAACTTAAGAATTTTTAATCTATAAACATTTTCTCTTTTCATCTGAGGATTTCTGATAATACCCCAAACGGAGTCTGCGGTATCAGCAATTGCCTTACTTTCTGGGATATCACCCAATTTGATGTCAGATGCCCCCCATACCGCTTTATCTGTCTGTGTTGCAGTTATAACACAGCAGTCATACTTATCTGCCAATCTCCTGAGACCTTCAGCTAAATGCTTTCCTTTAAGGTATAACATACTAACAAAATCAAACCCTTTTTCAATCGACATAATATTAATATAGTCAATAAGAACCATACCAACTTTAACCTTTTTAACTTCTTCGAATTTCTTGATGTAATTATCAACATCGGTTACAGTACAATCACTGGTGTTATACTTTTTAACCCAAATGTTTCCTGGTGCGGTATCAAATAAGCTTCCAACAGTCTGAGATTTAAAATTGTTGATCCTTTGTTTCATGAATACGGTATCTTTTGACTTTTCATCATAATCGTCAACATTAATTTTCAAGGTCATGGCACCGAGACGCTTCATAACTTTATGAACAGCCATTTCAAGCGTTATAATCAATACGTTTACCCCAGCTTGGGCAGCCTGACTTGCTATATTATGAAGCCACATGGAATTATGACTTAATATATCTGCGGAATAAAATCTATGATTATCATCATTAAGTTGTAAATCATACATATTTGATTTTTTATCCGTCTTGTAAACTTCAGTTACAAATTTTTTACCATATTTAGTCTGGATTAAATCACCAATTTTTAAATCTTTTACAAATATTTCATTCATATTGTCATCAAATACAATATGAGTATCCGCACATATTAATTCACAATTTTCAGTTTTTAAAACCCATTCATCATATTCAATTGTCTTCCCAATTTGTTTAATATCCGACCATCCAGAATCAGTTTCAATTTCCCAGTCTTCAACATCTATCGTGTCAATAAATTTTCTTTCAAAATCCATATTTTTTATTATTTTTTAATGAAATCAATGCATTGCTGTATTACATTTTCTTTGTTATATTTATAATCACTTTCCCAAATTATTAAAACTTCAAATCCCAATTATATGTTTTTTTGAGAGAGACTAATGTTGGATATTTTTTTATAAAAATCACCTAAGCTCATTTCTATTATTTCTCCAGTCTTTTTATTCTTTATTTTTATAACTGATTGATAATGAGCGCATTTACCAACATTTGTTTCCCCCATAATTACATTAAAAGTCGATTTACTCCAACCACCATTTGGATTACCACCTCCAAGAACTGTATTCATCGTGGCCCAGCCACTGGAAATACAATTCTTTGCCATATTTTGCTTATGACTTTCAGGATCACTGAAATCTGATCCAAGGTCATTATCATCATCATCAACTGTTAATACACTATCGAATTTTAATTTTAATTTCTGGGCAATTTCAATAGTATTCTCATAATTTACATCACTAATCCCACGCACCAAATCGATGGCACCATTTATATCCTCACGAAGTTGATTCTTGATCTTCCAAGCCTTAAACCTTGGAATCAGCCAATCATCACCAATATCAGCATTATCAGATTCCATGAGCAACGTAACAACCTTATCACTAATTTTATTTTCAGTATCCGCAAGCCTAACCATAGTCTTTACTTGGTTAGGACTCGGTACCAAATGCTTAGCACTCCTCAGATATTCTTCACGAATAACTGCGAAAACGAATGAGATATCCCGATTTAGAAAAAATTCTGGGGTTACCTTATTAAATTGCTCTGGATTATCTAAAATAAACGTGAAGTAATGTTTCTCCATGTTTGTATTTGCAACATCTGCCATAATATATTTAGTTTTGTTTAATCAAATAGTTTATTATCATCTTCTAATTCAAAATCATCGGTAGATTTAATATTTTCTTCAATTTCATTTAATTTCTGGTCAAAATCTTCCAATTCTTTCAAACATTCGTCATAAGTTGGATACTTAAATTCTGCATAAGCAATAGGTTCCATTTTTTTAAGAACTTCAGGTGTAAATACCTTTCTATTAAAAAGAGAGGCTTCGGCTAATGTCATATCCAAGTGCTTAACGAACCATTTATTAGATGGTTGGTATGTAATTTCACCTGTAGTTTTATCTACGACTCTTTTTACTTTGGCAATCCCAATTTGATCAAAATTCTCTGGGGTACAGAAAATATCAAGTCCTTTGTAAGGATTAATACCTTTACTGTAATCAATTTCGAATTTTATTTTTCTTGGCTTGGCTAAACGATTTTTTGCAGATTTAGCAGTAATAATTGAGCCGCTACGACCAAGATCAAGGTCTTCATTTTCTTCACCAGTTTTAAGTTTGCTATCACTCAACAATAGAATTGTGCTGGCAGCATAGTATAATCCCTCACCACCACTCATAATTGTCTGAGGATACATGCTCTGGGTTAAATAAACGTGATTTGTTGCAACGAGCGGAATATTAAGATACCCCAAATCATTTGTGATTAATCTGACCAATGACTTAATCTGCTTTGCACGAATCCCCATATCTTGCTTGATATTCAGCTTCATTGTATCATCTTTTTCTTTTTCACTCATTAGCATACCGATTGAATCGATAAAGATTATAGTTTTTGATACATCAATACCAGAATCCTTTAATTTTTGAAGGGCATCAAGGAAGGTTGTCATGAACATTTTAATGTTTTCGACCACATTTGTTCTGATCAGCATAAATTTATCTGGATCAGATGTATCAATGCCATACATATCAAAATCAGTTTTCTCAATTGAATATTCCGTATCAATCCACACAATATTATAATCATTTCTTTGTGCATTACGAGCAATATTCAATGATATAAAGCTTTTGCCAGTTTGTTTAGGTCCTGCAATAATTGTTATTTTATTGTTTGAAACCCCGCCATTTAAAATACTTTTTGATAAAAGGGCATCAAGAACATAAATACCAGTTGATATAAAACCTTTTTCTTTATTAAAATCTTCAACAGAAATAATATCCTTTTTGGATATATTTTCAATTAAATCTGATATTTTGGAAAAATTAAACTCTGGTTTTGTGGATTTACCTGACGTGATAGCCTTTTTGACTGTTTTTGCCATATAATTAATTATTTTTTATTCGAGTAAAAAAAATTCGAATGTTATTTATACATAAAATATATGAAAAAGTTTAACTAAATATGTAGAATATTAAATATGTTTAGCCAAAAAATGAAATGAACCACGCTCATATAATATATATTGAAAAATAAATCATATTCATGGAATTTTATGTTGTATTTGTTAAAAACAGAAAGAAATTGGATAAATATCTTAAGATTAATAAAATTAGAGCAAAAACCACGATAGACATTAAGCAGCAGTTAGATGAGCATGGATTAGAAAATGAAACAGACTATAAAGATTATTTCAATTTGTTAATCTACACCAAAATTGTTCAAACTTTCAGAAAAGGACGGGATGTATACTATATACCAAATATTAGCAAAATAAATTCCATTGAACTCGAAGAATTAATTCAAATAAAGGATATATTGAAGGATAGGGTAAATTTTAACCTACTTTTTTTCTTTGAGGACTTCAAAGACAACCAAAAGCTTAACGATTCTCTATTATCAAACATATCAGCTTTTGATGCAATACAAATTATACGGGATTATTAAGCATTAGATTTCAATTTTACATATAAATCGTAAATTCTTTTATCTAAATGTCTTTGGAATTTTGTTGTTTTATAAAAATATCCACCACTATCATCCAAATCTTGTATAAAGACTCTTTTAAAATCTTCAAAATTCGATGGTAAAATATACTCTTTAGCACTAATAGCATCCTGAACATTTTTAGCTCTTGCTAAAAAATGTGCATTATATTCTGATGATAAGTTAGAATAATTGTTGAGGTAATCATCATCATTAGTGAATTTTTTAAAAGATTTTGGGAATTTTAATTTGTCAAATCTATGAGTAGATTCGTGAGTTACAACAAATATAAAATCTGACCAATTAATTTTATTCAATTCGGCTAAAGCCTTATTCTTATCCTTATTTATTATATAATTATCAATTTTATCTAAATGTGCTAAAAATATGTGGTTATTATAATATATTATTCCACCTTTACCTTTTTTTGAATGTTTATAGCTCCCACCATCAATACCGTGTTTAAAAAAAACATATAACTCATCGTTAATTGAAAAAAAATACTGGCTACGATTCTTATAATCCTTGTCATCGGTAGATATAGACTCTAATTCAGTTATACTTTCTGTGATACATTTTTTTATTGAGGATATAATTATATCAACATATCTTCCTAAAACTTTTGTTTTTTCGATATCCACCCTTTCAAATATTTCAAATCGAGTTATCATACATTATATATAAACTTTCACAGGAGAATTTATTTATATATAAACTAAAAACTCATTATAATGCATTATTCCGAAATGAATTTTTTGTTTAATTCCCCAATGGGTGGAGATATATCAAAGAAAATAAGTTTATCCAGTCAAGATAATAAACGAAACATTTTCAGCAACGACAGAGACCCAAGTTATGTTGTGTACAAATCCAATTCTGCAAATTACGATTTGTACAATCAAAGCGGAACGGAATTAATAAAAAACCATCTAACTTCAAAGATTTATACTGGTAGTAATGAAAATCCATACATTAAATTATGGAGGGATTTCGACACAATTCCTGGGTTAAGAATAAAAGCATCTGACCTTGCGTATTTAAGATACCTTGGTGTTTATCCAATGAATAGAATGGTTATTCTACGAAGATTCACCGAAGGTCAAATAATACCAGCCGATTTAACCGAAGTTAAATTTGAGCCAATTTCTACTGTGATTGGATGGGTTCCGCCAGAAGAGGGGTTTGGGCAAATATCATTTAATGAAACTTGGGAAACTACAAGTAGTAGATTTGATGTTTTACTAAGAAAAATACTTGCAAAAGAAATATTTGGGGTTGAGGATGACACTAAAATGGAACTTATGCCGATTCCTGGATTTGCTCAGGGACTTGTTTTTGAGCTTTTTAATAAAGCTGGACTCACAACACAAAATGATGAATTTTCAAATTGGAACTCTTCAAATCTACCAATCGGTGATCCAAATATGTTACAGGAAGGACCTTATCGTGACCCAAATAAGCAGAATTTAAAATCGGCATTCAATTTCAAATTCGAAACAACATATGAGCAAAAACTTATTGGGGATGTTGATCCAGGTTCCGCAATGATAGATATTATCGATAACTTATTAGCTATGGGAACATCAAATGTTAAATATTGGTGGAGTGAACAAAGTAAAGTTATGATAGAAGCTAAACGTGCAGCATCTGGTACTGGAAATTCATATGAACAATGGTATGCATTCATAAAAGCCATATTAACATCATTTTTAAATGGAATTAGTGGACTTATAAAAGGTGCTAAGGATATGCTTAAAGATACAAAAAATGCAGCAATGGCAAGTGGAACAACATTTACAGATAAAATGAGTGATTTGTTTGACCCAAAGAGTGGTGAACTCAGAACAACAATAATGTCAGTTTTGTCAAGTACAGTTGCTAAATGGAGATGGGAAATGAGGGGTAGTATTGAATTAATGGTTGGTGGTGGTGATAGTTCTACCCCATGGTATTTAACTATTGGAAATCCATCATCTCCATGGCTTGCAACAAATCATATAGTCGTAAATAGTATAACTGTGTCAACAAGCCCAGAAATGGGGTTTAATGATCAGCCATTATGGTTAAAAGCAGAAATAGATTGTGTATTGTCGAGAAATCTTGGGAAGCAAGAAATTTTACGTATGTTCAATAACAACTTCATGAGAAAATATTCAGAGCCCAATAGTCAAATGAGCCAAAAAATAAACTCATCTCCCCCAATTGTTAATTCAGATGCTCCAATTCCAGGTGCCAATCCTTCTCCAATTGAAGCCACTTTCGATGATGAGGTACCAACACCGACTAAAGTAAAAACAAAAATGACAATGGAAGAATATGCTGAAGCGAATGGGTATGAAGTTGTTTCTTCTGATGATCTTGAAGATAAAGTATTAACAAGCAAAAGTGGAAGTGGGGTGTCAAAGAATAACGGGGCTTCGCAATCTAAAAGTTTTTAAAAAAAATATAAAATATGGATTTTTATTCATTTAGTGATAGTAATGACAAAATAAAAAGGGATTCTCTTCAAGATAATCTTTATGATTTAACCGAAAAGACTGTTGTTAATACTCAAGAATTAAGATTGAAAATTTTTCTGGTTCCAAGAGAGATGGAAATGAGACTTGAAAAGGTATCAGAACATATTTATGGAGTTAAATCATATGTTGAAGAATTAATGGCTATAAATGATATTATTAATCCATATTCCATTATAGAAGGACAAGAAATATATTTTTGTGACATTTCACAATTATCATTGCTTTATCAAGATGATAAATTACAGATCGATGATACTCAAAGATTACAACTTATTGCGTCAGCTCAATCAAATAGGGATAAAAGAAAAATTGTTGGTGATGAGCTTTTACCGCCAACAGTTAAACCTAAAGGATTACCTCAATTACAAATAGATAGCACGAATAAAACGATCAGCGTCATGAATAGCTTTGAATAATTTTATATATAAGAATAAAAATATTTCATGATAACGGTTAGAACCCGATCTACAGTAAAAACTAAAGAAATAATTTTTAAATTTTCCACAAACGAAAATAGTAAATCATTAAATCAATATACTAAGAGATTTGATAATGTACCAATCGTATATCTAAGTAAAAAGCCTTCTGATCATCTGGATGGCAGTTTATCAGTAAGCGGCACCACAATAGAACCTCAGGATATAATGTTTGTGAAACTGTCGAATAGTAAATTTCTTCCAGAAATTGAATTATCTTGTCAAGATACAACTGGAACATTTTATAATGATTTTTTTCCATTCGATCATGATACAGTTATAAGTATTTTCGTTAAATCTCCATCAGAAAATGTTTATCCAATACGAATGGATTTTCGTGTTACAGAATATGAAATAATAAAATCTACGCCAAGTGAGAACAACGCATATAAGTACATAATGAAAGGATTATTAGATATTGATGACCTCTATTTCACCAAATACGAATCTTTTAAAGATAAATCGAGTTATCAAGTTGTAAAAGAATTAGTTGTAAATATGGGGTTTGGGTTTGCGTCTAATATTGAAGATTCTGACGATAAAATGACATGGATAAATCCAAGTACAACATATATTGAATTTATAAAAGATGTTACATCAAGAGCTTATGTGTCTGATAATTCTTTTGTTTGGACGTTCATTGATTTTTATTATAATGTAAATTACATTGATGTAGAAAAGGAATTAGATGAAAGTCCAAAGGAGTCTCAAGTGCTAAATTCTAAAGTTTTGCTACCTGGAAGCAAAAGTGAAGAGAGTGATGTTGTACCATTATATTTATCGAACAACCCAGCACTAAAAAGTACAAACAAATATATCGATAAATTCGATCTATTAAACCAATCATTCAAAGTAAATTTAGATAAATCATACAGATTAAGGGCAACATGGTTTGATACCACAGATAAAACAATTTATAGAAAATTCATAAATGATTTATCGACAGATGATGAAAATATTAAACCATTATACGATTATGATTCAGATATGTATAGAAATTACAGGAATGATGAATATATTCTGGTTAAAATAAAAGAAGATAATAATCACAAAAATTATGCTGTGGCACTAAAAATAAACGAATTTAATTTAGAAAATATTCAAAAAGTTAAAATGGTTGCTATTTTAAATCAAGTCAATTTTGATTTAAAAAGGTTTCAAAAAGTTAATGTTGAAATGTATAATATAGATTCTGTACTTAGTACAAACTCAACTAAAGACTATTCTTCAATTAATAATATAAATGAGACATTGTCTGGGTATTGGTTAGTTACAGGGATTAATTATATATATAAGAGAAACGGTGGAATATCACAGGAAGTAACACTTTCCAGACGTGATCTTAATTTAACATATAAAGAACTAAACGATTTACGTAAGGTTTTTGAACAAAAAATTAAATAAATAATATGCCATTAAGTTATAAAAATATAGTAGACACCAATAAGCTGAAAGATGTAGTTGGCGGAAACGCATCAGCCAGTGATATTTTGAAGACTAATATTATTGAACCAAGATATATTCAAGGCTATGCTGATGACACATTTTGGGAAGCCATTGCGAATAAATTGGGTGTAAATAAAGGAATTGTTCAGCAACTATTCGGGTTGGAAAAAAAACGACTTGATGATTATGACCCATATCATACAAATGATGCCAAAATAGAAAATTTTTTTGATACTGACGCTAAAGCAATATTGAAAAAATTTGACGAAAATACATTTACATTCAAGCACTCATTAAATAAAAGTGAAGATAATAGTCAAAATAAAAGTTTTTTATATGATGATCCATTGTTACCAGGGTTTCAAATATTCATTGATCCATTGTCACCATTATTTTCAGATAATACAAAAATAAATGGTATTTCATCATTTATTTTTAAATATTTTGATCTCGATGAAATATCAGCAAGAGGTGATATGTGGTATGAATTCAAAAATATAATTACTAAGATTTTTGAAACTGTTGTTCAAATGGGTAATAATAACAATATGAACGATTCTAACCCAATCAATATGCCATATTTCATAAATAAAATTGATGGTCTTGACAATTTTAAAAAGAAAATTATTAAATATGGAGAGGATAAAATTACTATAACATTAAATGAAAACATTTCAATGATATCAATATATTTAGCTGAGTTATACAACAATTTAACCTACTCGTTCAAAAATCAAAGATACTTATTTCCAGAAAATGTTCTAAGATTCAATTTAGTTATAAAAATTAGTGACGTTAGAAATTTTTTAAGCCCGACATCTACTGCACAGGCTGGGGCAAAGACAACGGTAAATGTCAATAATATTAACGGATCAAGCCCTATTGTTGATAGTCTATCTGAAAAATCAGCAGTTTACTATACATTACATGATTGTAATTTTAATTTTTTCAATTCTACGAATTTTAATGACTCATTAGAAATTGGTGGTCATGGTGCAGGGGCTATTAATTCACCGTCATCAGTCAGCTTTGATATATTCTTTAAATCTGTATCCAGATGGAGTACATTCCCACTGATACCAAACAGTTATATTATAGATGGGTGGGGTGACCAGCCAATCACAAAAGGTAATAATGAAACAAACTATTTTGAAGGTATAGATGCACTGAAATCTACGCCACCGAATAAAAAAGGATATCTTAATAAGCAACTTGGGAAATTGGCGCAGACCGCAGTAAATGTTGCGGTTGATTACGCTGATAATCTTGAGTCATACTTAAGAGATTTGAGAGGTGGTCTTGTTGAAGGTGCACTTCAATCATTACAGGATTCATTAAACATAAATAAAATTGAGCCAGATAACGTATATAACAAAGATTTTAACAACAGGATTAGTTTAGCTAATTTTGGCAAGCAACTGGCATCAGGATTATTAAATGATCTTACTGGAGAAGCTCGAAATATAGCGAATTTTTAAAATAAATAGTTTTTAATGGACGTTCAAAGGAAGTTATATGTCGGAATTGTTGAAGATAATAAGGACCCAAATCGAAAGGGTAGAATAAAGGTTAGAGTTCAAACACTTTTTAATGATATCCCAGTTGAAGATATTCCATACGCATCACCATTTATGGGGTTGGCTGGAAAGGATTATCAAATCCCAGCTATTGGAAAAATCGTTAATATTCTTTTTCTTTCAGATGATATATATGATCCATGTTATATTTACACAGAATATTATAATATAAACCTCCAAAATAAACTTAAATATTTAAGTGAAGATGAATATATAGACTTTGTTGCATTATTATTTGATGAAAGAACTCAAATTTATGCCGATAGTCAAGAATTAACAATAGATCATTTATTTAATAAACTAACAATAAACAATAGTACAATAAATTTAGAATTAAAAGATAACACTCAACAATTAAACCTTGGGTGTAAAGTATCAGAACAAGAAGCCGTTCTTGGTACTCATTTTTTTGAATGGCTTGATCGCTTTATGAGCGAACTGGCTAAGCCTACATCAATGATTGGCAACTTGGGCGCACCCATAATAAAGCCTAAAATAAATAAGCTCATAGCAGAATATAATATCATAAGGGACACTTTTGTGTCAAAACATGTTAAGATTGTTGATAATGATAAGGTAGCTAAATTAAAAAGAATACCAACAACATCAAATAAGAAGGATGATGATTATAAAATTGTTCCAACCGATGAAATGTCACCAGCAGATGTAGCTAACCAAAATATCCTTAATGCAAAGGTGAAAGCACAAAATGATGATGCTTGCCAAAAAATGAAAAATGCTGCGCCAACAAGTTATACTGCGCCTAATTCAAGTATGGTCATTCCTTTATTGGGTAGCAGATTATCAAGTCGATTTGGGCTACGCCAAGACCCAACAAATCCAAGCAAAACACAGGGGCATAGTGGATTGGATATTGTAGCCCCAATAGGATCAACAATTATAAGTCCTGATGATGGAACTGTTATTGGAACTGGGTTTGATGATGTTTATGGTGGTGGAAATTTTATTAGGATTAAGCACACAAACGGATTTACAACTGGATACGCACATTTAAGTAAAGTTCTTGTAAAGCAAAATCAAAAAGTTAAAAAAGAAGATAAAATTGGGCTTGTTGGAAATACTGGTGGTCATACAACAGGGCCACACCTTCATTTTACTGTAACCACTCCCGCTGGAGAAAAAGTTGACCCAACGCTTTACTTTACGTGGCCCTATGATACACAAGCCGTAGCATCAAATAGTGCAGATGGACAATATCAAGGATCAGATTACCAAATTGAAAATAATCCAAAGGAAAATAGTATTTCTGGCGGTGCACCATGTAATCAAACGCCAGACTCTGAAAAAGATGATAATACATCAGAATCTCCGCTAAGCTTAGATAGTGGGCCAGTAACATATGAAAAAATGGTTGAACTTATTGTCGCCAATATAGAAGGCGGATATTGGCATCCAAATATGTTTAAAGATGGTAGATTAAGATATAATAGTCTTTATGATATATCTGCTGAAACCATGTTTGGAATAGATAGAGGTAACTATATTGGCAAAAACGATGTATCTGTACCTTTAGGAAGCGGTAAAATGAAAAATGTCACTAAAGGAACAGCTAAAAATCAATACACTATTGAATTCTGGGGGATTATTGATAACGAAAATGCTAAAGATACTTGGAAGTGGGGATATAAAGGTGGAAATCTTCAGCCAAAATTGGCTGGATTAGTTGCCAATATCATGAAACCAAATTACACATCTTTTAGTGATAAATATTTATCTCCTCAGGCAAAGGCAATTGTAAATAGTTATGCCCCGTTAACATTTAACTTTATATACGCAACATGGAATGGATCGGGCTGGTTCCAAAAATTTGCGAAAAAGGTTAATAACGCTGTTGATTCTGGCATAACCGATCCAAAACAATTAGCAAATATTGCTATTGATTCAAGAACATCTTCAGCTTCAACATTAATTAAAATGGGGGCACCTAAGATCAAAAGTGTTATGGATGATCTAAGAAATTACGCATAAAAAAAGGCGGTTAACCGCCTTTTTTTTATCCTTGAAAATTTTCAGTTTTTATTTCCCTAAGAGTATCGACAACTGCCTTCTTAGTACCGACTATGACAAAATCGTATAGACTATATATGTCGTTATCTGTTGGTGGCTCATCAAAAAACTTTTTATCTGTTAACATTTCATCAATATCGCCTTTATGCTTCAAATAAAAATCGAAAACTTCACTTTCTTCAATGAAACCTTCTAACATTTTCGATTCTTGATTATCCACGTACTCACTGACAAAGTTCTGAATATCGACTAATTCGTCAGACTTAATTGTGTTGTGAACCAATTCCAATGTTCCTCTTTTTAACGTTTGATATTTACCAGAAACCTTGCTTTGTAATTCACTCAAATCTTCATTAAAAAATTCGAGAAAATCTTTAGGTTTCATGTTATTCTTCAAATTTTCTGATTCTACTTTCCTTTACAACGTCTTTTGCAACATCAGTCCTTTTGGTTTTTGATGCTGACATATCTGGCATTGTACTTTTATTCAAATGTACATCACCGCCAGTTTTGTTGTCTACAACTGTTTTTGAAAGCCCATTAGACATGGTGTTTTCCTTACCGTGTGCTGGTCTTTTGTCAACATCTGCACCTCTCATATCCTTTGCAAGAACATCTTTTGCAACATCAGTTCTTTTGGTGTGTGTAGGAAATTCTTCTTCTTTCCAATTTGATTTGAAGTCATCAAAACGAATAAGGTTTTCAAGGTCTTCTTTTACAACATCTTTTGCAACATCAGTTCTTTTAGTTTTTGATGCTGACATATCAGGCATTGTGCTTTTATTTAAGAAAACGTCACCGCCAGTTTTGTTATCAACAACAGTTTTAGAAAGACCGTTAGAAACGGTATTTTCCTTGCCATGTGCTGATCTTTTATCAACGTCAACACCTCTCATATCTTTTGCAAGAACGTCTTTTGCAACATCAGTTCTTTTAGTATGTGTTGGAAATTCTTCTGGTTTCCAGTTTGATTTGAAGTCATCAAATCTAATCAGGTTTGATAATTCTTTTGCCATAGTATGGTAATTTTTTCTTATATATATTATTTTTTAAATTCATTTTTTTGCATTACAAAATAATGATACTATCAATAGGTTCAACACTATAATTTTTGTTTGCACCTATATCAAAATATATAAGATCACCATCTACTACTTTACTCCCAAGATTTCCAGAATGTATATCTATCGGATAGATACCCAGCATTTTAGTATCGTAAGCTATACATTTCAAATTATAAATATATTGCTGAATTTTAGAATCATCCAGCAAATTGTCTAAATTATTTCTTTTATAATAATGAATTCTATTGTCTATTTGGTCAGTATTAAAAATATTTTTTTGAAAAAAATTCTCTTGCTCATTAAAATTGTTTAAAAAATAATCAAAAAATGTGCAAGATTTTGTATCTGTTAAAATAAAAAGATAGTCCATCACGATAGCATATAAATTACCTATTAAATATTTTGATTCTATATTTTTAACATCATAATACTTAACAATATAATTCGAAGTATCACCAATCAATCGATTAGCAGTATAAACTTCATTTATATCAGTTGTTAGTTTTAATACCCGTTGACTGGTCAATTTATAAGCACTACCATTGGCACCACATCCTATATGAGAAATAAGTTCATAATTTAATTTATTTGCAACTTTTCTGGCGAATTCTATTTGTGTTAATTTAATTATATCAATCTTTCTATGAGAGAAAATTGAATTGTTGGACTGCAATTCGTATATACAGGGCATACGCTATATATATAAAACTTTTAAAAAAGATTTTGCTATAAATATAAAAATAATTATTTATAATGATTCTATTTAAAAATAAAAATATTATGATAATTGGGGATGTCATGCTTGACACTTATCTATTTGGTAATGTGGAAAGAATATCCCCCGAAGCACCTGTTCCAATAGTTGATATAACAATTAAGCAAGATAAACTTGGTGGCGCAGCTAACGTTGCAGCAAATATCAAAGGACTTGGTGGAACCCCAATTCTATGTACTGTTATTGGGAACGACCAAAAAGGTAAAATACTTTGTGATCTTCTTAAAAAACAACGAATAACATCCGAAAATATAATAAAATCGAATAATAGAATTACTACAAATAAAACCAGAATTGTTGGGAACAATCATCAAATGCTTAGGGTTGACGAAGAAATTAAAACTGTTATAGGTAATGGTGATACAAAGCAATTAATTGAAAATATCGAAAAAATATTGGATAATGAATCGATTGATACTATATTATTTCAGGATTACGATAAAGGTGTTATTAGTGAAGTATTAATAAACAAAGTCACTAAAAAAGCCAAAGAATTGAATATTCCTATCATTGCAGACCCAAAGAAACTAAATTTTGACTGTTATAAAAACATAAAGTTATTTAAGCCAAATTTTAAAGAGTTTAAAGATGGTATAAATCTAATAATTAGTGACATTAATAATAATGAAACTAAGTATAGAAAGGAATTGCTGGAAAAAGGGTCCGTTATACTCCATCAACGAGGAATTGAAATCGTATTTGTAACATTGGCTGAAAATGGTATATTTATGTCATATAAGAATACTGATGGTGGATACACTAATAAAATTATTCATGGTACCCCAAGAGATGTTTCTGATGTATCAGGTGCGGGGGATACGGTTATGGCGGTAGTTGCTATGCTAATAAGTGATTTGAATATTGAAGATGTGGCAAAAATATCAAATATAGCTGGAGGGATAGTATGTGAAGATATTGGTGTGGTTACAATTGATAAGGAAAGATTAATAAACGAAATTAATATATGACGGAATGCTTTTTATTATTAGCTCATTGTGACAGTGAAAGAAGATTAGAATGCTTGAGTAATTCATTAGACTTTTTGACGACAATAGGTATTGAAATTTGTATTTATTCATCTTTACCAGTTCCAGTTGCCTTACAACGTAAAGTTAAATACTTTATTTATGATAAAGAAAATCCTATTTTTGATATTTCAGTCAAAACTCAGTCAAGATGGAGAACTGATCTGAAATCAAATATTAAAATGACTTTAAATCGTGGTGATTCTGGGTTTGCAGTAGCGTTAAAATGTAAAAAGGCGTTTGAATTTTTATCACCACTTTATGACATAATTCACGTAGCAGATTACGACATAATTTTCAAAGATGCTTCATTTTTAAATGAAATTAAATCACATTATAAAAATAATGTGGATGGTGTATTATTATATGGAAATCCTGAGTCAATTGTAGCATATTTTATGTCATTTTCAAATAAATGTACATTTCTAAAAGATATTACTTCCGATGATTACATTAAATTTCCAATACTTGAATATTACTTAACAGATTTAATAAAAAAATCGAATTTAAAATTCGTAACATATCAAGAGAATGAGTTCAAAGATAGAATTGGCGATAGTTATGAAGATTTTTTCAGTGTGTTCAATTATAAGCATTTCAAAATTCACATTGGGGAACAAATACAGCATGGAATTAAAACAAATTTGATCGGAATTCTAATATTTACCATAAAAAGACCAATAAATATTGTGGCTGAAGTAAATAATAGAAAATATAATTTAAATGGGTATTCAAAAGATCACTTTTTAATAAATACAAACATTACCGTGGATGATTTTATGGAAAATAACTATAAGATAACGCTTAAATTTGATGATGTTGAAATACCAGATAATGTCATTCAAAAATTTAAGCATTCTACACTGGAGCATATAAAAAACAATTAAAATTTATGAATAAACTGGCATTAATTACAGGAATAACTGGTCAGGATGGATCATACTTAGCAGAACTATTACTCGAAAAAGGATATAATGTTCATGGTATAATTAGAAGAAGCAGCAGTTTCAACACAGGCAGAATTGATCACATTTATAACAATCCAAATTTAAAATTACATTATGGTGACTTAACAGATAGTTTATCACTTGATAATTTAGTAAAACAAATAATGCCAGACGAAATTTATCATCTTGGTGCTCAATCACACGTAAAAGTATCTTTCGAACTTCCAGAGTATACGGCACAAGTTGATGCAATTGGAACCCTACGATTACTCGAATCTGTTAAAAATCATTGTCCAAACGCCAGATTATATAATGCTGCAACATCAGAATTATACGGTGAAGTAAAAGAAATACCACAAAACGAAAACACACCTTTTAATCCACGGAGTCCATATGGAGTAGCTAAAATGTATTCATATTGGATTTGTAAGAATTATCGTGATGCATATAATATATTTGTATGTAACGGAATACTATTCAATCATGAATCTGAGCGCAGAGGACTCACTTTTGTGACAAGAAAAATCACAAGAGAGCTGGCAACTTGGCTAAAAACAGGTGAAACAATATATCTTGGAAATTTGGATGCTAAACGTGACTGGGGGTATGCTAAGGATTATGTATATGGAATGTATCTTATGCTACAAATGCCTGCACCTGATGACTATGTACTGGCAACAAATGAATCACATTCAATTCGTGAATTTATAAACGAAGCCGTTAAGTATTTACCAGAAAAGAAAGAATTTGAATGGGTTAGAACTGAAGAAAATGAAAAAATGATTGAAAAAAATACGGGTAAAGTTGTTATAGAAGTATCACCTAAATACTTTAGACCAACTGAAGTTGATATCCTTCAGGGTGACTATTCAAAAGCTAAACAGATACTTGGCTGGGAGCCTAAAATCAAATTTCATGAACTTGTAAAGATCATGATGGAAAATGATTTAAATGAGTTATCCTAATAGCTCACCAAAATATTTCTTGACAAATACAAACACAACTGGGCACAGGATGATCATAACACCTGTATACTGAACAACATAATGCTCAAATGCTGTCATTGACAAGAAATAAACTGGCACAAAAAAACCGATGCAAAAACTGATAAATCTCAGTGCATCGGTTCTATTAATACTCAATAGTGTCTTCATGATATTTTTATTTAGGAAGCAAATATATAAACTTATTTCGAATAAAAAAAATTTAATGAAAAACTTTTTAATCTGTCGGTTGAACATCATTGTGCGTTGTGGTGGCTGCCCCGCCAGAACCCCTAAAAACAAGTCCAATAGCATAAACAAATATTGCTGCAACTAAGCCTATCATACCGCCAGTCATAGTAATAGGAACTGCTGAACCTTCACCACCAATACCCAATTGAGCAAGCCCAATCAAACATGAAATGAAAGCTGCCCCACCTCCACCAACTGCCGCCCAATTAAACGCTGTTGCCAGTCCTCTCCTTATTCTACCTATAAAATCACTGAACCCTTCATTTGAACCGCCACCTAAAATACCTTGTATTTGTTCTTGTGACTTTCCTCTAAATGGAGCAAGTGCTTTCTGTAAAGTAGATAAATTTTGATTAACATAGGCTTGAACTTTAGTTTTTAATTCTGGATTCAACTCAAGACCTTCATTTAGTTGATCATTATATGATTCAAACGATTTCATGTATTTCATAACTTTCAATTATTTTTTTCTTTATATATTAATATTTTTATTCAATAATTTTCACCTTAACCCCTTTATTCAGATTCAGGATATTTCTCAACTCATCATTTTCAAGTGTTTCTTTATATATATCATTTTGTTTCTCAATATTCATGAGCTTCCAGTTATTTCTATTAGTTGTTTGATAAAGATAAGTAATACCAGCATCATTAAGTTCTATTGTTTTTACTGTCAATTTCTCAAAGAAATTACGAATACTATCATGAATACGGTATATTCTGATATCACTCCATCGTTCTTGTTGCTTATATTGGAGCATTATATACTTCGGATTTCCCAATTTAGGTGTTTCACGGTTAAAAAGAAAAAAGAATTTAATATCACCAATCAAAAATGTCTCAAGGTCCAACGATGATTGCATTTCACTTTTTTTTAACCCAACATTGTATAATTTAGTATTGAATTTAGCATCATCATACAAAAATTCAATATCTTTACCAGCATATTCTGAAATATCAACTTCAATATCTGATAATGTGGCTTTTTCTGAATCAACACTCTTCAGCAGATCACCCATACTGGTATCAATCGCTTCATTCACAAATTCTTTAAATTTATACATATTTTTTTCTAATTTTCTTGCGACAATACCCCATGACGTTATAGGCATTGGTGTGCCAAGACGCTGAACATCATAAATTGGATACCCAAATTTTGGAGCAACCCAATCAAAAACATTTCCAGCATTCACACAATGTAAACCTTCTTCCATTCTAAATTCTTTTAAAGTATTATATATTTTTGGTTCACCAAGTCGCATAAATCCAACCAGCAATGCTTGACCTTTACCAGTTCTAATAATTCCAACCTTTTTATTTATATATGGCTTTAATGAATTCGTATTTCTGGTTTCAATAGTCTTTTCTTTTGATAAAATTAACTCAGACCATGGTGCTTTAGAATCATTTATGTTAATTCCTATATTTGTATCGAATCCATATATTTCTAAAATACCATTATACGTCAAATGCTTCATATGCTTATATATAAATTTAAACTATTATTATTTTTTGCGCTATAAATAAAAAACAATTACTGAATATGAATTCATTCGATTATTTTGATGAAATTTACTGCATAAACCTTGACGAAAGAACAGACCGATGGGCACACGCACAAGAAGAATTTAAAAAGGCTGGAATTTTAGATAAAGTGCAAAGATTTTCAGCTATTAAGCACGTAGATGGAAGAATCGGTGTTATAAAATCTAATCTTGCCATTGTTAAAATCGCAAAAGAAAAAAACTTAAAGAATGTACTTGTTTTTGAGGATGATGTAAAATTTATTGTGGATGATCCAGAAAAAACATTAGGCATATCATTAGTGCAAACCAATTCATTGAATTGGAAATTGTTTTATCTTGGCGCAAACACTCATGATAAGTTAATCAGGCTAAAACCAAACCTTATTCTTCTAAAAAATGCATATGCTGTACATTCAATGGCATATCACAAAGATTCTTATTCAGATTTCATAAAAAAATTTGATGGAATGGAAAGTATCAAAGCACATGGGGATATATTGGATGTTTTTTTAGCTCAGCACTTTCAAGAAAAATTTATTTGTCTTATGGTTAATCCAATGATGACAACCCAAATGAATGATTATAGTGATATTGAAAAAAGAGCAGTAAATCAAGAATATATTGAGGAGCGATTTAAAAATAATATCAAATAGTTTTTGTATATTTGCGATATGAAAACAATAGACGAAGCCGTACAATTAAATCTAAAAGCTGATTATCAAAAAGATGATTGCTTTATTAAATCTGATGGTTGCACAAATGTTGCTGTTTGGCAAGCTGATTATAGGCAGTGCTCAATAAGATGTTGTGATAATCCAGAATGTATCGCTGGTGCCAAACTATCCGCAATGATACTTCAATCGTCACTGGATAATAATAAAAAGTTGATTCGTACTTTAAAACTTCAAAAAATAGGCAATTTATAATTCGTTCAATCTATCAAGTTTTTCATGTTTCATATTCTTATACTTGTTTTTTGCTTAATTCTTTTATCTTATTAAATTCCAATAACATTTTATCCTTATCTGGTATATCCAGTTTATTAATATAATCCTCAACAATTTCTATCAAATTCAACGAACTACCATCTAACGATGACACGTCTTCTTTATCTGATGAAATTTGATCATCAGAATACTTCACAGTGCCGAAATCGTTCTGTTCAATGAACATCTCAACTTTTAATTTGCTATCGTTAAAAAGCTTCTTATTTATTATTACGTTAATATGATCTTTTTTCAAAAAAGATTTATCAATATTCATATCCTCATCCTTATCTATCGTTATTGTTCTAAATTTAGGGCTAACTGAATTTAGAAAGAAAGAATCTTTATCATCATGGGTTCCAAGTACTATAATTCCAGTCTTTAAATCACCTTCCAAGCTATATGGTGACCCCAAATTTTTAATATTATCACGATGTGAATTTTTACTATAATATCCGCAATAACATTTGCGATACATCTTTAATTTGGATGAAATTATATCTTTTTTTGGAGAATTTAAATAATCAAAATTAAAAAAACAATAATCAACAAATTTTTCATCCTGTAGATTTTCAATATCCTTTAATGTTGTATTCCAAGGTAACATTGCAAATTTTTGTGATACTAAAATCTCTACTATCTTTGGTTTACGAATTATTTCAATATTTTTGAAATTTTTAAGAATATTCAAAGCCTGAGTATCATTTTCACCAGCGATTATGTATATTGGTAAAATTTTAGCCAAATTTTCAAATAGGTCCTGTACAAATGTTAGAACAGATAAATCTAAATTCTTTGATTTATAAAAAACATTACCCAAGTGAACAAGAATATCATTTGGCTGAACATTTTTTTGAAGATATGGAATGAATTCTTTATAAAAATAATAATCCATCACATCAATCCATTTTTGGATTGTCAAATTTTTAGAAATATTAAATTGTGTGTTACTTATAATAAATATGTTAGACATTTTTTAAATTATTATTTAATTTATTTAATTTGAATTTTCTTAAAAGTCGTGCTGGAATTTCACCTTTTTCATAATGATCAATAGATATATCAACCATTATACTATCCCCATAACATCTGTAACTTCTGGGGTAGCAACCATAAAATATATAACTACGACAATATATAATCCGTTTTGAAGAAGCCCATTCCTTTACAAATAAGATCACAAGCCAATTCAAATTCAAGTTCATATGCAGTTATCAGATTTCCTGAAAAACTATTTAATTCAAGATTGGATACATAAAATACTTTATATTGATCACCGTCAACATAAGCACGATCAAAATATTGATATGTATGACTAAAAATATTCATAAGGTCTTTATCTCAAGCAATTTTTCATAATAACTTTCCGAAAGGAAATCTTTACCTTCCAGCAAATATTTTTTATATTCCTCGGTTGTTAAAAGCTCAGTATTTGATATCCACGCATTGGTAGCAATATAAACAATTGCTTCGTCATTATCTATTTTCATAAATGTTCTGTTGTAATGCTTTGGGAATCCTTCAAATCTATCTAATTTAGATACATCTTCGTACTCAATTTCATATAGAACACCTTCCACCCTTGAATTTATATCCTTTACGATATTGGCAAACCCTATCCTATGATCCTTAAATGACTTCTTATTTATAACCAATCGATAGCCATGAAGTGTGACCCCTTTTCTACCAAGAATAGTAATATCTCTTTCAACCATTCTTTTTTCCGACATGTTACTCCCATAAGCGAAGTATTTCATTGCGAATATTCTTTTTTAAGCTTATTTAATTTCATCATTCGTATATCACTAATCTTAATTTTATTACATACATCATTTTGATAGAAGACTCAACAAAAAAGTTTGTAAATATGGGCTGAGATACAATTGTAACATTAAAACAATTGCATATTTCTTTTATTTGATTAAATTGAGTCTTTGAAATTCTTTTAGTGTTAAATTCACCGTCAAATGAAGAATTATTTACCAATGCCATAATTTTTTTATAAATAACCTCAACTTTCCAAGCTTTAGGATCAAATCTATACATAGAATAGCCAAACATAGTTGAATAACTATGGGATATATCGGAAATTTTATTTAAATTGTCAATATCAAAATATATTTTATCAAGTTCTTTCATTATGAATACCAAAAAGGATCGATTCCATCCTCTATAATTTTTTCTTCTGGTTCAACTGATACAACATCAACTGGCTCGATAATTTCGGCTGGTTCATCAAAAATATCAGCTTCAAGGCTTGGACTTCCCCAGAAATCATCAACTTCCTGTGTTTTCTTTTTTTCCATTTCTAATTCTAATTTTTCAAAAACATCTTTTAACCCAGATGCTTCATATAATCCGCTACTGCCCTCGTCAATCATTTATTTCTGCTAATTTTTGTAGTTTTTTACTCCTATTAAATTTAACCAGTAATCCCTGATCCTTAAACATCAATACGGATAATTCCAAACCTTCATTTGAAAAATATTGATTCAATTTACTTATAAATATTTTGAAATCACCAGACAAAGTACCATTTACAGTATCAATTTTTGGTTTTCTTGATATATCCTCATAATAACCCCTAATGGTCATCATATCATTCTCACATTGAGATGAAACATATTGCAGATCATTACAGCTTCTCCAATTTATACCCTTCTGAATAATATCCAATGTGTTAGGTTCATTAACAATCCCCCAATAGTGATCTGGGCTTGAACAAAAAATAACATATTCAGAATTTTTATAAATTTCCTTAAATGTTTCTAATGTTTTTACACTATCTATATCATGAAATGGATAATAATTAGACTTAAATTTACAAGATATGAAAGGTTTTTCATTCTTAATCCAAGAACCACGAAAAAGTTTTAATAGTTTAGGCAAACTTTCATCCTTGTACTTATTTTTAGAGTCATAACTACCATAATCTTCATACATTTTTATAAATTCAAGTTCACCATCAGGTAACTTATAATATTTAAAAATGTTTACAATTTTTCCTAAATTCATAATACTATATTTTTGAATTAAACTTCATTTAAATTATTATATACAACTAAAAAGTAAAGGTTTAAAAAATGAATTGTACAATTTTAGGAGATACTCATGGTAGAAGATCATGGCAGCAAATTGTTTCAGATAATCCTAATTCTAACTATTTTTTTCTGGGAGACTACCTCGATCCATACACAAGGGAAGAAATATCCAAGGCTGATGCATTAGAAAATTTCGAAAAAATTATAGACTTCAAAAAAGCTAACCCCAAAAATACAACATTATTACTTGGAAACCATGATATTCAATATTTATATTATCCAAAATACAAAATTAACGATGAAGATCGTTACACCCAAGATAATATTGACATATTTACGAAAAATAAAGATTTATTTACATATATAGTTCAAATAAACAATCATATAATTAGTCACGCTGGAATATCGAATGGCTGGCTCAATAAATATGTTGAATTTTTTAAATTCTTCGGGCTACGTAATGATTTTAGCAATCTTGCTGATATTATTAACTTAATAGGATGTAATGAAAAATGGCGGCATATACTATTTACAATATCACCATTTAGAAATGGACATGATGATTTTGGGGGTATAGTGTGGGCAGATAAATATGAGTTATATGAGGATTATTTGACTGGGTTTCATCAATATGTTGGTCATAGCAAGCAAAAAAACATAACTATTATTGGAAATAATACATCATCAATAACATTTTGCGATATACTTTGGAATCTGACTGCACCATATGCATATGTGAAAGATTTACTCTAATATAGGAAATATTTCTAATAATTCTTCTTGAGTTATCTTTTGTGGTAGATCATTTTTACCAAGTTTAATAAAATTGAATTCAATAGATTCATTTAATAATTGATTATGATCATCAATTTGTTTCTGCCTGTACTCCAAGCATTCTTTATATTTTTCTTGTAAAGGTGCCATGGCTTCAGCAAATTTATCTTCATCCTGAATTTGATATTCATCATCAATAAGTTGAACATTACCATCAGCACCTTTACTAAAAAATTCACAAATTGGAATTCTTTCATGTTCCATTTGAATGAATTCCTGTGTTGGCTCAATAGAAGCCTGAACTTTTTTTAATTCATCTTCAATCAATTTTATATTTTTTACGATAACATAATTAAACTTACTATTATCTTGGTGAATTCTTACTTTTTGTAAACTTTGATATAATATGAAGGCATCTTTTCTTAACATGATACTTAATTCTTTTTTTCTTATATATTATTCACTACCGTTCTCTTCTATAAAATACTTACCCTGTTCTTCAATCAACTTACGATATTTTAACGAATCACGTTTAATCTGTTTAGACGCTTGGATTACAAACTCAAGTCTTTTTCTTAATCGTATTGATGCGACTTTGAAATCCTTTTGATATAATTTATACCAATCTGCTCGTGCCAAATTTAATTCATCTATAATTTCATCAATTGGATTAATATCGGGTCTGCCCATAACTTTAAATTATTTTTTCAAATTTGATTATTTATATATATGAAAAAACAGGTCCTACTTCCTATGTTCAGAAAGATTTACGAGTTTTTAGATGATCAAGAAAAGGTTAAATTTCACCAGTTAATAGATTATACTAAGGTTAGCGATAACATATCAAATGATGATTTAAAAAAAATATGTAAGGAAACTGTTGAAAACAGTTTTTATTCACTCTGTGTTCTCCCAGAATTTGTTAGTTCTGCTCATTCATTTATAGATGGAGATGCCAAAGTGTGTGCCATGATCGATTTTCCAAAAGGAAATAGTCCAACTTCAGATAAAGTAAGGGATATTAAAGAAGCTTTCGTAAATGGCGCAAATGAAGTAAATGTTGTTGTAAATTATGAACTCATAAAAGATGAGGAAGAACACGAAGAACTTGAAGAAGAAATAAGAAAAATTTCCGAAATTTGTCATCGTGAAGGTAAAATATTTAAAGCAATTATCGAAATTGGTAAATTAACGTATCAGGATATTGGTAAAATATGTGATATGTGTGTTGAGGCAAATGTGGATTACATAATGACTTCAACTGGGAAACTAAAGCAAGATGATACTCTTAGCGAAAAAATCGAAAAAATAAAGCACATTCGAAAAATAATTCCAGCCAGTATGCAAATATGTGCAAGCGGTGGAATTAGAACATTGGATCAAGTAGAAGAAGTTAAACCATTCTGCGATAGAGTTGCAACCAGTGTGGTACCATCATAAAATAATAAATAATATGCATATTAACCGATTCAATGAAAATATAAGCGCATTTGATGTGGTAAGCTATCTGGTTATAGGATATTCTCTCGCAAAATTACTAAGCGAATTTTTAAATAAAATATCAAAGGCTGCAACTGAAATGAGGGTTAACCAACTGCTAACAAAATCTTGAACAAATCTACACAAATTTACACAAATCTACAAGTAAAAATAAATATGAAAAAAATCGGTATTTTTAATTAATATATAGTATTTATAAGAAAGGGTGTTAAAATCCACCCTGAATTGTAAATCTATGTTGAAAGCAGTTAAAATACGATTATATCCAACGAAAACTCAAACAAGTTATATTAATCGCTTATGCGGTTCATATCGTAAAGTATATAATATGTGTCTTGAAAAGAAGATAAACGCTTACAACACAGATAAAACCAGTTTAGGTCTAACTGAACTTGGTCATTATTTTCATAACGAACTGACCAAGACAGAAGAGTTTTCATACCTGAATGAACATAATACCAAAGTGTTGAAACAAGCCGTTCTAAATTTAACTGACGCATACAAACGATTTTTCATCAATGGTAATGGGTTTCCAAAATATAAATCAAAACACGATAATCAATCGGCACGATTCCCAATTGAAGGGATATCAAAGTATAATATTTATTCAGATAACCGTGTAACGCTTGGTAAGCCATTGAAAAAAGTTAAATTTGAATGTTCAGACAGGGATAAAAATTATTTATCAACACATAGGGATAAAATCAAATCTGCAACGCTGTCCAGAACTAAATCGGATAAATACTTTCTTTCAATTCTGATTGAAAATTATATCACCGAACAGCCAAAATCAATCAATGATATTATTGGTATTGATATTGGTATAAAAGATTTTATGGTTTGTTCAGATGGTCAGGTATTTGATAACCTGAAATTAAGAAAGAATAATGAAAAACAACTAATTAAACTTCAACGACAATTATCAAAAAAAGTTGTTGGAAGTCATAACCGATATAAAGCCAAGGTAAAACTTGCAAGAAAATATGAAGAATTAAATAATATTAAAATAAATTACATACATAACATTACAACTCAATTAGTTCGTGAGAACCAAACGATAGTTATTGAGGATTTGAATGTTAGTGGTATGATGAAAAATCATCATTTATCAAAATCAATTCAGGATTTAAGTATTAACGAAACATTTAGACAATTAAAGT